AGAACTTACCCATTGATGCGTCAGTAGCAGCTTTATTAAATGCTCTTTTAACTGATTGATTATTTTTTAAATATTTACCGTTTTCATCTTGAACGGCTTTATTCTTTGATATCATACCAGCTACATTTAGATCTTCTACAAAGATTGCTTTTACCTTTGGATCTTTGGTGATTTCGTCTGTGACCTTGTGTAAGAAGTCTTCTCTTAAACGAGATACTTTTCGCTCAAGTTTGTTTTTCTCTACAAGATTCTTTTCAAAAGAATTGCTTCCTACGGTCTTTCTGGAAAGACGGCGGCTGTGAATCTTCTTTCGACGCTCGTGACGCTTTAAGAACTTTGGGTTCTTGTATGTCTTACCATTGGATAAGATCGCGAAATCATCTTTCATTCCCATGTCGATTCCAATAGAGTTGGAATCATTTACCGAGCTAATGTCTAACAACTCGACATCGTAGTTTTGTCGAAAATTGATAGCGGCCCAATAATCTCCTACCTTATCACGGGTAATGGTGATAGACTTTGGCTCTCCAAATACTTCGCGATGTTTTTTAAATTTTAAATTTAATTTAAATTTTTTCGATCTGATGTATCCTTTATCTAAATCTAATTGATAAGCTCCAGCGTCTAAACAGAAACCATTTTTATCTCGCGTTGCGTGTTTAAACTTCGGCATACCAGACCTATTGCTTTCGTCTTTGAAAAACTTCTTCCACGCAGTGTCAAGATCCAAGCAAGCATTGCCTAAAACACACGAGTGAACTTCAGAAAGCCATTCTGTGTCTTCGGCCTTCTTCATATATTTTAGTTGTTTACGCATTGTAACCGCGCTAAGATTACGATTAGCAATAGAAGAGTCTTTGTAATTGTTAACCAACTCTTCGATAACGTCGTCTTTAAAATCAGGAGCTAATTCTTTTAAAATAGAACGCCCAACTCCAGAAGGAATTTGAATCTCTTTCTTCATAGCCTTTAAAGAGGCAGTAGCTTCTTTTACTTTGGCACGAGATTCTTTATCGGTTTTACCTTCAAGCTCTTCAAATACCGCTTTGATTTCTTCGAGCTTTGCTTGATCTATTTGCTCAAGCACATAAGAATTTAGTTTATCATAGTAGTTCTTTTGAACCCATAAAAAACGATTCCAAATAAATCTGCGAGCTCCCATGAAATTATTGAGAACCTTTTGATTTTTTTGATTAGGGTATACGCGGAATTTCGCGGGTACGGTTTGAGTTTCAACTGTTGCTGTTACCGACATGTTTATCCTTATGGCTAGTGTTAAATTTGGGGGAGCGAGGTTTCCCTCGCTCCCCTTGGGACTTTCTGATCCTAATCGCCTAACGGCTTGATTATATCTAATCAGCGTTTGGAGTTTCCTCCGCTTTCCACACAACCTGCGGTAGCACCCTATTAACGGGATTTTGGTTAAATTGTTTTCGGAGGCTTCCCTGCCGATGTTTTTATATTAGTGAAATTATAAATTGAAGTCAACAGTTTTTTTTACTTGATGTTTTTTAAATTTGAGAATTCGCATTCTACTATACGAATTGGGTACGCGCTCACTCTTGTATTATTTAGTTCGATATATTTTTCCGCGTCTTCTTTTTTTCTAAAGTAGGCTCTATGCATCCAGTGCAAATTATTAAACTGTTCTTCAACTCTATAGAACTTATTCTTCATCGTCTTCTTTTTCTTTTGGAATTTTTATTTTATTTTTATCTTTTTTAAAGTGGTCTTTCTCTCCGTATTTATCTAGCAGCTTTTGCCACTCATCTTCTTCGGGAGCGTATCTAGTAGGGTTATTTAGTGGATGTGAGCTCATTATTTTTGTTTGTCTAGCTCGTCTAGTATAAAAGCCATTAGGCTAAACTGGGCGATCATAACAATTAAGTATACTATAATTTCCATAATTTTAAATGGTTGATCCGCAGGGACTCGAACCCTGAACCAACGAATTATGAGTTCGCTGCTCTAACCAATTGAGCTACGGATCATTAATTTTTTTATTTTTAAAATGGTAGGCGATGAGGGATTCGAACCCCCGACAACCTCGGTGTAAACGAGACACTCTACCACTGAGTTAATCGCCCGTATTTGGTAGCGAGAACGGGATTCGAACCCGTATGAAGTTTAAACTTCGGCAGATTTTAAGTCTGCTGCGTATACCAGTTCCGCCATCTCGCCAATCAATCATCTAAATCCCAGTCATCTAAAGCGGCTTGAACTCCCATTTCTATTGGGTCGGTTGGATAAGTTTTAAAGTGAGTCGCCAAACTCCATGCAAACTCTGCTTCTAATCCCCAAGGTTTAGCTTTTTCAATGCCTTGGGCAATAAGTTGAATGTCTGCTGGTCTTGGGTTGTTAGGGTCTGTTTTCATTTTATCCACATGCTTTTAATAATAAATTTCCAATAAATATTGCTCCAGCTACTCCACCAATTTGTATTATCACAAGAGCAATTGTAGCAATCTTTTCTGGATCTAATCCTTTATTCTCCATCGTGCTTTTGCCATTCTTGCTCGATTAGATCTTTCATATTGTGAACTTGATCAAATGCTCTATCCATGTTCATGTGATTCCAGTTATCACTAACAAAACAAAGTTTTCTGTAAACTTCTTCTAGTATCTCTTTGTCGTTCATGTCTTTATTAAACCGTTTTTATGTAACAAAGTCAAGCTAGCAATAACTGGACAAGTAGGGGTTGTGTGTTGTAGTCCCTTAAATTAGCACCAGTGCAAAACTTCATTCCAGATAGTTTCGTGTTGCAGTCCCTTAAATTAGTACCAGTGCAAAACTTCCAGCCGATCCCTTGCGAAGAAGACTACGAGGTGTTGCAGTCCCTTAAATCCTTACCAGCACAAACCTTTGAGGTCCATCAAGTGTTACAGTCCCTTAAATTGGTAGCCCCAGCAGGATTCGAACCTGCACCGCGCACTAATCTGGTGCTTAACCGTGTATAAGACGGACGCTCTACCATTAAGCTATGGGGCCGTTATTTATTAATTTTTTTTAATTTTAACCATCTTCATATCACCATGGCTTTTTTCGTATTGTTTGATATAATTAGCAGCGTCTTTATAATCGCTGCCAGTATAAAGGTGCATTGTTCCCGTGCCGTCGAGGAGATGGACTTCGTAGCGATATTTGTGATCGCTTACACATCCAATTGAAAACAAGATCATTAGAAGGATTATATTTTTCATTTATTTTGTAATATTTTGTGCGGTTTTTACTTTTGACCAGCCAAATAATTCTAGATTAAAATGTTCTATGGCTTCGTTTGCTCTGTCTTGTCCAAATTCTTCGCTAATCTCTCGAAGTACAAGACCTATGATATTATGAGAAAAAGGTTTAACATCTATATAATCAACTTCTTTTTCAATCTTGTCGTATAATAATTTTAATTTTTGATCTCCCGTCATAATGTTTTATTATCCTTCTTTTTATATTTAGGTCCAGTGATTGCGGGGCGTTGGTCAGCGATCAATTCTTCGATCTTTTCGATTTTATCTTCCCACTGATAGGTTCTTTCCCAACGCTCTCCTTCGGGCTTTTGTTGAGTAATCTCAAAGATTTTTTTAATAATATCGTAATTTCTCATTTTTAAATTATCACTCCATATCCATCACAAGTTTTACAATCTGGATTCACCATTGCCGTACCATACTCAGGATGTTCTAAGTTACAATCTTCGCAGCCGTGTGTGTCATTCCAAATTTCTTTTGCTTCTTTTTCTACTTCGTCTAACGCATTCCAAAACTCTTTGATTTGAAATGGATAGTTTAATTTAATGGGATTTACACCCCAATCTGATCCCTCAACAATTGAACCAACTGAGATTCCTTCTTTATCTTGTTCAATCCAAGCACCACAATCTGTATACTTGTAAGTGTTTCTTTTTACTTGTTCAAAGTTTTCTTCGCTACACATTCGAGCTTTTAAAAAATCTTGTAAATTATTAATGTTCATTTTTATAATCTGGTAGACAAGCTGGGACTCGAACCCAGAACCCTCGGTTTAGAAGACCGATGCTCTATCCAATTGAGCTACTTGTCCGTAAAATTAATTTTCAATTTTTTTAAATTCTTGATCTACTCTGTCGCATAAATCTTCAGCGAAGTCATCGCAAAGACTATCCGTTAAAACCGCAACATCTTTTGCCGATACGTGTCCGTGCGTGTTAAAATAGTTATAAATAGAGTCTTTCAAATCTTGCTTTAGGTCTGATATTTTGTATCCCATAATTTAGTCCTCCATTGTATCGTTGTAATAATCTTTCATTTGATCCAAGGCTATCTTCTCTTTGATTGTCAACCCATGTCCGTGGTCATCAACTCCTGCGTCAACGGCAGGGTGCGCGTTGGCTAACTCTAATACAATCTCAAGTGCTTCTTTGTTGCTCATAATCATTATTTTTCCTCCAAGTATTCTTCCATGTAGTTTTGCATCTCAGAATGAGCTTTGCTCATCTTCACTAACCAAGGCGGAAGGTTGCCAGTATTGGAAGCTTTCCAATCGTATCTTTCATATAGCTCGCAAATGATTGTGTCCATTTTTTCTTCGTAATACTTTAAGTCTTCGAGTGTCATTTTTTGCTCTCCTTATTAATGAATTACTTTTGTGTTCGTTACCATGTCAAAGGTTAACTGAACGTCCATAGATATATCTTCGTAAGAAGATTGCCGAGTATCGTGTATGGCGTCTTCAACGCAACCATATGGGCCTTGTTCAACCATGCGACCATTGTCGCTTGTTATGTACCAGCATTCGTCTGCGGGATGTGTTCCCGCTTGAATGATTCGTTTTTCGATTGTAAATCCGTCATTCATCATGTTTTTATATTATCGAATTTATACTTTAAGGTCAAGATATTTTTTTAAGAAATTCACTCGTGAATGTTAAGCATAACAATATTCAATAGCTGTTATTGCCTCGTCTTTTGACTTGAGCTCTATGTCGTAGTCAACAGCCAGAGAGATTCCTCCGTCTTTTGGTAACCCAGTAGGCATATCGGCATGACTACGAGGATTATTTTTGTCTGGATGGGACTCTGAGTAATGGAACAGTGGTTTGAAGTAACCGTTCTCCTGCCATGTATTATAGCACAAGCGATAGGCTTCATCCTCTGTGAGACCATCGGGTAAGCATTTGTGGTGTAGGTTGTCGTAAGTAATGGGCAATGTGAGGAAATGCTCGGCAAGCAATGCTGGAGTCCAAATGCCCTTGTCCTCATTCTCTACGACAAGGCGAGAACGTACAGACTCATCGCACTTGGCAAGGTTAGCCATGAAACGAGCAGCAATTTCTTCTGGCTCGCCTTTTGTATTGTTTACATGGATGTTGATGGGGCAACGGTAATCGCGGTATGCACCAAGCATATCCATAAACCAACCATGATGATTGAGTTCTTTGATAGTCTTTTCTACTTGTGCCTTACCCAAGCTTGCAAGAACATTGAACTGGTCAGGATGACAAGAAATGCGAATACCCTTGTCTTTGATAAGCATATTGCAATCAGCGAGTGCCGCTTGTATGTCAATCCAGTCTGGGTAATCTTGAATCTTGAGTTCTGCTACATCGTATGTAAGCAATGGGAACAAAGCCGAGCTAACGCGATATCCCCAACCGTTAGAAGCGCATTGTTCTAAAATTTTATAAGTAACGCGAATGTTGTTGAGGGTACGAGCAGAAACAGTAGCGACTGCTTCTTCGCGAGGAAGCTGAGAAAAGCGATGCCAAGTCATAGTTTGAAACTTATGACCTTGGTTAGCTAAGGTATTCGAAATGCAACAAAGGCTGTAACTCATGAAACAGATAATAAAGAAATTATCTTTACGAGTCAAGCTTATTTAAGAAAACGGGCGTATTTCTTCCAGCATATGTGCCTAAAGTATTATAATTAAAAAATTCTACTGCACTAGTGTAAGGATCTTCGTCAGAGTCTCCTGATTGCTCTATTAGTATAGAAATACATTTGCTATAATCATAACAAGCCTTCGGAATATTATCGAACCCATAAACAACGCCTAAAAACGCATCGTCAAAACCATCATATGTTATAATATTTTCTTCTGAATAATTTTCTTCTAAGAAGTCTTTTATATTATTGCTCATTTATGATCTGGGTATGTTTTTTTATTTTTTATTTTTAAATAAAATAATTAATTATAAATGTAAATAAAATGAGAATCATTTTTACTCTACAACCATATCTTTACATTCTACAACGCTATAGCCGTCCCAAGTATAACAGGTTTCATAAGTTTCGACGTGCTTACCTTTATTATTTCTTCTAAAGAACTGTATCTTACCAGCAACACCAATTAAAGTATCCACGTCTTTTATTTTTACATTAGCAAATCTCCCATCTGCACAGGTAAGTTTTATATCAGTAGCTTGGTAAGGAGGTCTTGGTAAAATTATATTTCCTACTCTAATATATGGAAGTTTTTTTCTAGGCATTCTATAAATTTATAATATTTTGTTGTTTCATGTAGTTCTCAAGTCTCCACATAGCCATGCGTTCCAACTGTCTTATTCTTTCTCTAGTCAAGTTAAAAGTATCGCCTATTCTTTCTAAGGTCATCTGATCGTTATTGTTTAAACCGTATCTGTATTGAATTATAAGTTTCTCCCTATTTGGTAGAGAGTCTATTGCTTTACTTAAAATAAAAACTTCGTCGTTAAATCGCGTTGATTCGAATGGAACCTTTTGATTGGAGTCTTTTAATAAATCACCAAAGGTATCATCAGAGTCTTCAGAAATTTTAAAGTCTAAAGACCTAGTTGTTTGATTAGTTTGTAAAATTAGTAAAACCCTATCTTTAGAAAGTCTTAACTTCTTGCTTATTTGTTTTATTTCTGGCTTACGATTGTTAACTTTTTCGTACTCCTCTATATAAGCCAATATCTTATTTCTTTGGTCTATTAATCCAGATGGCAGTCTAACAACCCTAGAATCATTAGATAAAGTTCTACGCATATATTGCTTGATCCAAAAAGAGGCGTAGGTAGAAAATTTAACATCTTTATTAGGATCGAATCTCTCAACAGCAGTTATGAGGCCCAGATTTCCCTCTGCAACTAGGTCTTGCATGGGTATGCCAAGGTTCAGGTATTTTTTGGCTATTTTTACTACGAGTCTTAGATTTCTTTTTATTATTTCTTCATAAGCATCCTCACCGTCTTTTAAAAGCTTCTTGCTTCTAGTTTTTTTATCTCTAAATTTTACGTACCTAAAAAAGTGCTCTTTTTCTTCTTTAGCTGTAAACGGTTCTAAACTGCCTAGTTCAGCAATGTAATAATCAAAACTACTGTATTCGCTCATATAATTTATCTTATAAATTTAAATTTTAATTGATGCTCAGACCCTAGAGATTATTTTTTCTATTTCAGAAATGCTCTCTTTTACTTTAAATCTGCTTCTGTCTGTTAGGAATATGATAGAATGTTCATCTGAACTATTCTTCATGTACCCAACTATAGCATCTTGATTTAGATGAATCTTTAGCTCTAAAACCTTGCCCCCAAACACTGGTTCTAGTTTAGTAAATGTATTAACCACCATTGAAACTATTGTGGTTAATTATAGATTGAAGTCAACTCTAAAATAAAGAACCGTCAAAACCATCTATGGATTCATCCTGATCTTCTGGATCGTAAACACAAAGAAACTCCGTATCTTCATCGTAGAGTTTTAGCTTGAATTTTTTTCCATTAGACTCTTTTATAATAGTTTTAAATAAACAGGTATGGCATAATATTTTACCTTTGTACTTAAAATATAAAAGTTTTTTAACGTCTGATAATACCTTATATTCTTTAGCGGTGTAAGACATTCCGCAACAAGAACATTTTATAGATCTCTTGCGGCTACTTGCCCTTATAATATAAGCTGAAAAATTCAATTCATAGTATTTTACACCAAAAAATGTAAAAATCTATTAATTAATTCCAATCTAAAGCCTCGCTTATTGTAGGAAATTTATTTATAAATATTTTTTTAATTTGATTCGCTATATCTCTGTGTTCTTTTTGAGTATCTTCCGCTGACCTAAGATCGATATAATGAACCCAACTTCTTAAAGTTCCATTCATATACATTGTAGTTTTAGTGGTTAATGGCAGAACTCCTCTAGCAGTCTCTTTAGCAACGCCCATTTCGATTAAGGTCTTGTATGTAGCTAAAGAAGATTCTATAGACGCCTTGGCGTATTTGTAAGCGTCATGATTTTCATCAAAGGTCTCGCTACTGCTTTGTCTGTTTTTTAAGGCTGGGGATCTTAGCTCAAGCTCTTCTAGCTCAGTTGCTTGGCTATATCTTTGGCTAAATTCCTGAAAACTAAAACTTCTATGCCTAAGTATTTGCGCGGCGATGGCTCTGCTTGTAGAGATTTCCACGCACATACTTGCTAATTCAAACGGACTCCAATGCTTGTGTTTTATCAGGTATTTTATCAGCTTTGGCGCTGTCTCAGTATTCATTTGATTGCTTGGGTTGGAGACTCTAGCGCAGTAAGCTACTATATCTTCAGCGTTTTCAATGCCTTCTACCTCTGGTTTTGTTACGGATACTAGTTTAACGTTCATATAAATTAAATAATTTTAAAATATTACTGTGTTATAATTTTTTTTAATAATTCGGCTGGAGTCTTGTGCGCTCTATTTAAATACGCATAAAGAAACTTTTTAATTTGGAGTTCGTCTGCGGGAGTATTTATGAATTGCTTAGAATTTTCTATATCCTCAACATTCTTACATTCATAAGTTGATGCGGAATAATCTGCTCTTCCTAATGTCACAACTGGCTTGAGGTGAATTAGAGCTTCAAAACCCGCTCCCGAATTAATTGTTACAGCCGCCTTGCATAGAGGTAAAAGCTCGTGAATAGATACGTCTGAAACAATTGATACGTTCTTAAACATTGGAAGGTTAATTAAATTATTAATTGTAAAGTTTTGGTCTTGATTTTCCAGTGGATGAGGTTTGTAGACGATAGGGATATCGAATTTATCCATAACAGAAAGGGCCGTAAGCATGGTATTTAAATAGCCTGTCGGAATATCTTTTCTTTTACGAGGCTCCCTCATTGTTCCCATGCTCATATTCTTTGGTGCTAGAAAATTACTAAAATTTATAGCTGAATCTCCAGCTACCTGTCCAAGAACTAATATAAAAGGCTTACTTTTAAAGCCTGTAAAAGTCGGTTGCTTGTATTTACTCAAATTCTTTTTTACAAATTTGTTAAACAGATGCTGATGCATTGATAAAGCATCTTCATCAGAAACTTCGTTAATCTTCAACAAGCTGTGATCTTTAGCTATAGAGCTTGCTCCAGAATATCCGTTTCTATCACAAAACGTCCACCCCATAATTGGAGAACGCATTACGCACCATACGTTGTCGCAAATCCCATCAAGAAACTCAAACCTAGATTTCATTATTGGAACCTCACGGTTTCCGTGCATTACAACACATGCAATATTATCTGGCGATGACTTTGTTTTACCAAACCCGTCTCCCCATTCTTTTATTATATTGTAGTCTTTAAAATCACCATCGTTTGATTTACAAATATGTCGCAAAAATGCCTCTGGATAATCAGAACTCTTTTCATTAATAGCGGCTAATATGATGTTTTTTTTACTCATATTTCTCCGTTCTTTGATAGCTTATTCTACCAATGTCTTATAACATTTGCAATAATAAAAAGACAAGTTACTAAATTTACTATTACAATTATTGTTCTTATTAAAAGACTGTATCCCGCATCTTTATTCGTTAGTATTGGAATATCTGGCTTATCGTCATCAGTCTTTCCAATTCTATGGTCTACAGTTCTAGCCCAAATTAACCAAAGTCTTTTTAGCATTTACTCTTTCCAAACTAGCTCGATCAAATCATCACCAAAAAATTGTTGAGTATAGGCAACAGGAGTCTGAAAGTTAAAAGCTCTACAAGTATAAATATCAACAGAAAAGAAGCAGGGTTTTCTATCGTCCCAAGCATAAATGTGCATACCACTTTCTTTCCAATGAACGTAAGCGCACCAACCATAATCGGGATCATAGTTGCAGAAAGGAGCAGTTACTTCTGTCATGCCTAGTACTTTAGTCATTTCGCGACAGTATCTATCCATGTCATCTGGCTTGAAGGGGTTGTGAAGTGTTCCTTCGATAACGATTCTTTGCCTATCTATATCTGGGGCTAAGTCTTTATACATTTTTTATAAGTTCGCTTTCGAGGTATTTGTCGTAGTTTAAAGTTAATTCCTCGCCCTTTCCTATATCCTTTAACGGTCTAAAAGAATCATCCTCTTCTTTCCATTCACAATTAGGATCATCAGAATGGTTTAAAAAATAAGAAACATTGATATTGTTTAGAGAATTAAGCACGAAATAATGAGTATCAGTGGATATGAAAAAGTCATCTAGCATATCCTTAATATTAATATCTAAATGAGATATCTCTTTTTTATCTATTATTTTTATCTCCTCTTTTAAATCACAACTGCAATCAGGGAATAAGTTTACACCTTTGGGTATAGGCACTACAGCACACACTCCAACGCCATGGATTTTAGATGCCTTGATTCTGCAATATGTATGAGAGAAAAAATTAATTATTTGCTTTTTTGTCATACTCTTTTATAAAAGCTGGTGTTAGAATATTATCAACTAAATAAATTGAGAAATCATTATCACTTTTGAAATGAACTCCTTCTGCTATCCGAGAATCTGCAACCATCTTTGCTTTTTCAATTAAGACATCTTGATATTCTGAGTCTATGTGACCGATAACCCTTGCTGCAAAGTAAGCTGCTAGCGTATGGCCGCTTGGGTAAGACGGGGCATTTGCTTCCCCGTGTTGAATACTCTTGTTATAATCTAGTTCAATTCCATAATAATCTGCTATCTGGTAAGGTCTCGGTCTACCGTAATGCATCTTTAGCTTCATTGCTAAAACTTCAACATCACCGCCAATTATAAAATCTAACGCTTGTTTGGAAACAGTTTTTCCGCTTAACTCTTCATAGGAATCGATTATGAATTTAGCTGGATCTTTATCCATCTTTTTAAGGTTTGTCAAGAATTCATCAGAGTGTTGCTGCTCCATAAACGCTTTTACTTCCAATAGCTCTCTTTTAGTATCCTCGCTTGAATTGACTGGCGGAGGCATGTCTAAGAGAGGCTTTATGTCGATGTCCATATACTCGAAATCGCTCCTTGAAGTTTTTAAAAAAACTTCTGGAGTGTCTGTATATTTCAATTTATCAAGCTTTTTTGCTTTTATTTGATTGGTGAAATCTAGTTCAAATTCTTCTTTCATATAATACCTTATTACTCGCTCCTACTTTTTACTATAGAGTCATAATAATCTTGGTCCCAATAATCGTAATAATTACTCTTTTTGAGTTTATCCGAGTATTTGTTTAGCTCCTTTAAGGGCTGTATTAATATTACACTATATTCTTTATTGTTTGTTTCAATATCTCCAATTTTATTTATTTGATCTGGGTGATCCCAAATTAGCCACAAATCCTTTGACTTGGCTTTTTCTTTATGTTCATCGCAGAAAGAAGACAGCCATTCTTTGGTAAATTTTTTAGGGCATCCATAGACTAGCCAAAGCATCGGCCTTTCTTTTGATTCTATGCAATTTAGAGCATCAGACTCCAAGTCGTCTGACTTAATGATCTCAGTTTTATCCAGAAATTTTTTAGCAAACGGACATATTGCATGACCCCCAAGCTCTTTTCTTTTTAAAGTAATATACTTTATGTAATCATCTATCATCTCTATTTGATATTTCGCTTGGAGAAAAGAATATTTTACGAGTGTGCTTTTCTTCTATTTGCGCTAGGTCATAAATATTTGTAGTTTTCGTATCGCTTTCGCAAAGAGTTTTATAAGCTAGTTTATCTTTAGACCATTCACTGCCCGTCCACCACTCGAAACCTTGGTACATAGATTTGTATATACACATATTTTCATAACCACCCCCTAAGTACAGGTAATCTATTCCTAAATCTTTGCACACTTCTATCTCTTTTACGCAGCTATATTTACCTAAAAAAATATTTGGTTTATGATAATCCCAGCAAAATTGAATTGATGTCATTGCATTTGCTTGCTCATAAAGTCTACAAATAACGAAAGCGTGAAGCTTTCCATCTTCTCTATATTCTATAACTCTTTTGAATTCTGGGTCTATAAGTTGATCATCAAAGTATGCACCGTCACTGGTATAAAAATCCGAAAAAGTGTCTTTAGACTTCTTATACTGATCGCTTTTTGTCTTTATGTAAGTAGAGTATACTTCTCTAAGCTCTTCAATATTACAGTCTTCTAGCCTTTTAACTTTTGACTCTATACTCTCGCATGGCCGTGTCATTTTTCTTATTTTTTTATTATATTTTAACTCTGAAGTTTTTATTCTTGTTTGCCGTCCTTGATACCAAGTATCTTTATACTCTAAGCCCTCTAGCTTGGCCCAACCGTTTTCCAATGCGTGTTGTTCTTCCTCTGGCAAAATTTTTTCCGCATACACGCCACAAGCAGCAATTCCATACACATCAGACATTCTTCCATAAAAATGAGAGAAAAATATTTTCATTAGCCATCTTCTAAATACTTTTTACTCCAAGCTCTGTTGCATAACTTTTGCATAACAGCTTCAGCTATCTCAGGTTGCTGGCAGATTAGCCATGCAGCGGTCCAGCGTTTCTCCCACTCCATTCGTTTTTCTTCACTAGGAAAAACCTCTGGGTTGCGCTTGTCGAATTGCGGCCTATCATCCACAATTGGCTCAAAGTCAGGATGAACAATGTGCTGCGCTCTTGAGGGAGAGCATCTAATACATCTGCGGCGAGACAAAAGCCCAGCGTAAGGCTCATCCCATGCTATACAATGCATGGTGATTGAGCAGTTTTGAGTGGTGACTTCGCAGTCACATTTATCACAATATTCTTTAATCATTAATTTTAATTCCGAAATATCTTCTTAAATTCCTAATTTGTTCTATAGTTTTATTTTTGAAAAACTTTTGTCTTAACCATTCGTTACTATAGTGCGGAGCTTTTTTTATAAAGATGTCTTTTTCTTTTTCAGACCACACGTATTTTTTACCTTTTAGTCCAGAGTACATTTTTCTTGCATTGATCTGCTTCGGTGTTTTATTAGGTAAAAACTTTTTATGCAACTCATTCTGGTTGTACTCTTTCCAATTCTCTTTGAGTATTTTAATCTCTTCGTTTGTCCAAATTTGATCTCTTTGTGGTCGCTTTATGCCTAATTCTCGTCTTTTTTCACCAACTGTTCTTTGGCTTCTGTTTGGTAATAGTTTAGCTATCTCTCTATCGCTTTTAGTTTGATAATTATTTAAAATTATATCAATTTCTTTTTTAGACCATTTAAATTTAGCTCTCCACTTTTCAAGTGCAAGCATTCCTTTCAATGGGCGATTTCGATTCTTATTCACTGACTAGCTCTAACTCTACCGCTTTTTACTTTTTCAAGCTTCTTCTTACCCAATTGATCTTTTGGGTTGTTTAAAACATGCGCCTCAAGCTGTTTGATCTTGTTGGCTTTTGTTCTGTCTTTTTGTTTGCCTCTGGAGGGTCTTGTATCTTTTCCTTTTTTAGCCATTTTTAATTAATGATTCTTTTGTTATTTTTTTAGCCTTACTTGATGTAAACCATTTACCTACTGTAACTTTTTTCTTCTCTACGTTTTTATAATTTTTAAAAAAATCTCTTGTAACTTCTAACCAATCGTCTTTTAAATCTTTTATATGATTTACAGATTCTATGAAGGTCGGTACTGCAATTATCTTGTAATCTTTTTTTCCATTTTCGGTCATGTCTAGACCGCCAATTATTTTACATTCTGAAACACATCCAGTTACAAAAGAAAACCTACTATAAATAATAACATCAAGTGGATCTCCATCATCGGCTTTAGTTTGTGGTACAAAACCATAATTTACTGGATACCTCATCGCGCTTATTAAGCACCTATCTACCTTAAATATATTTAAATTTGGATCATATTCGTATTTTACATTAGTATCTTTAGGTATCTCTACTACGCAATTTACAATGTTTGGAAAATTTACGCCTAAAGGAATGTCAAAATAACTCATTAATTATTTTTAGTGTTGAACTTCTCCGTCAATTTAGAAACATTATTTATTTCAATACCAACAATAGTTCCAACTTCATCAGTATCTAAGGAGACCATGGTCTTATCTTTAATGTCGTGATAAAGCAACACTGAGCCAAGCTGTCCTTGGCAGGGAGCTTTCCAGATGTATAGAGTATCTTGTTGCTCATCGTAGGTGATTCTATTACTATCGTCGTATGTTGTGTGTTTAGTTTTAATAGCTACAGCAATGTAGGAGTGTTTTAGTCTTTAAATGGATCTATCTTCTAGGTATAGAGTATTCGTATATGGGCTATGCCAACCCTCATATAGATTTTTAGCCTCGTAAAACTTGTAACTACCGCAATGCAAATATCCTTTAGATTGGTCCCAGCGAATAATATCATATTTAGATTCTACCAAATCGTACTTCCACTGTTTAGAGTGTTCAAAAACTTGTTGAACCGCGTCTTCGATATTATCATATTTATTAGAATCATTGATCCAAAAATCTACATGATAGATTTCTTCTAATTCTTTGTCTTTTGGTTGTATTCTGCATTCAATCTGATATTTACCCGTATCATCTTTTGGGTCTGCGTTAAGCAAAAAAGTTAACGGCATTGATCCCGCTACAGTCTTTACAAAATCTCTTCGATTCATTGGTTTTATGTTAAAAGATTTATAATTTTTGATCAAGTGTTATTTTCACTTAATTGTTTTCTTATTTCAGTTAGTAATCTAGATATATGGGGTATATTGTAGTCTAAGCATTCTGTCGTGTTTGAGGTCTTTACATTTTTATTGTCATGACAATTTAAATCACCATTTATACATGAGGCGTTGCATTTTAAAGTCTTTTGATTTTGAAAAAAAGGCATGTGAACATATCTAAGCGGGGGTAAATTTATTAGCTCTTCACTAGCCTTATACTTTCTTTTACCATCGGGTTCTTCAAAGAACCCACATCTACTTCTGAGTAAAAGGCATTTTTTTCCTAAAGCTATTGAAACATAATACCATCCAGAATCTGCGCCAACCACTAAGTCGGAATCGGCCAAAGTCTTAATTATATTTTTAGTGCTGCTATAAGACAACGTAGATAAACCTAGATTATCTCCAGACACTTTGAAGTCTTCTCCCTCGAAAACTTTTCCGCAGTAACTTACCTTGCAATTAGGAAGTTTTTTGCTAATAAGGCTTACTATCTCTGGGGAAAGTCTTCTTGAAAAACATGGCGAATTAACGATTGTGATTACAGGATTTTCTCTTGTCGAAAAAGGATATCCAGATAAATTTATATCGGTTTGTTTTTCGCAGTTAGAAGAATCAAGCTCAGTTGGGAAAGACTTTCTATTTAACTCTACTCTTTCAAACAAGTCTTTTCTTAAATACGTAGCCTCAAAAACTCTTGGAACAGCCACTCCGTTTATATACACGCACGATTTCTCAAGACCTCTACAGCAATTATTATTGTGTATATGTATTAGTCTGTGAGTTTTGTTTATCTTTTTTAGGCAATGCCACCGCTCTTCGAATTTAAAAGCATCATGAAACTCTATAACTATTTGCTTAAACTTTTTAAGTTGGTCGTGGTTTACGCTATTTATCCAGTCGTACTCTGACGACCCTACGTCCATTTTAAGAAAAATATTATCATACTTAGATATTAATTCGTGTAGATTAGAAGTGGTTGAAGAGTTATGATTAGAGACGTTTTTATTTACATAATTAAACTCGTTTAAATATTTAATCGAGAGTGGATTTGCTATGGCTGCGTCGTAGACATAGTTGTTCGCTGTTTTGAATGTATCTTTAAAATTTTTTTCAAATTTAATATCATTTCCTATTCCGCACCCAATTAGGCAATCATAATCTAATTTATCAGCTATGACATATCCTCCATCTCTATTATTACCTAATCTGATTTTATCTTCCCAATTGAAGCACTCTAGGTAACTGATGTCTCTATCGTAGCAATCTCCTATAGAGAGTTTATCTTCGCTCATGCTAAAGCCATTTCCTAAATTACGAAGGTTTGTTGTGCTCTTAACATATAAGGCGGAGGGGAAACAATCGATTTTTTTTCGCTGGTCTGGAATACTAGGCAGATAGTTTAAGTTATGGTCCGTTATGCCACCGCGCCATTGAACCCCAAAGAAAAAAGATTTACTTACATCTATTTTTGATAAAAATGGTTCTTTTAGAATCATCTTTTTTTTCCAAGCCTTATTTTTATCCTCCGTAGATACTTCAAAATCGTACCCTAGTTTTAAAAATATCAAATCTTTAATCCAAGGAAGCCCTTCTAGAGCGGCTTTTACGTCTTGCCTATCTTCCATAACGCAAAAATAAATCTTGTAATTTTTTGAAAAATTTTTTGCTAAAGCAGTTTTCTGAACATCTTCGCCTAATCCAGATGGCCAGTTTCCAAAAAAATATAAATTATTTTTCATCTAAATATCGATTAAAGTTTATGTAATCTTTATGGTTTAGTAGCTTTAGGTTATTCTCTTCAGATATTAACCCTTTATCTAGATAGTATTTGTAGCCTTTGTTGTACGAAACGTTTTTTTTACCAACAGTATCTTTTTTATAGTCGTGGTTGTAAGCTTGCTTTAAGAAAGCAGCGAAGTTATTTTCGTTGAATTCTTTTACAAAATCTAATTTATCGATGTAACTTGGGGTCTTCCAAAATCTGAAATACTCTGGTTTCGTTATCATGCGATTTACAAAAGTATCTAAGTCTGGGTCGTCCCAATCTGGATCTTGGAAATCTTCTTTAATATAAAAATTACCTGCTAATGCTCCGTCTGCTCCGAGAGCACTGCACCCATGCTTCGCTTTTATTTTAATGGAGTAAAAATACAAAGAACATATTACGTCTCTAGGGTCTCTGACAAACATAAAAGTAAACCAGTCTTTAGAGTTAAAAGAATCTATCGTATCGTCATCTAAGTTATTGTGGTGACATGTTATGAATTTTAAATTTTCTTTGCTTTTTTTTGATACTTCTAGAAGCTCGGATTTATTAAAGTCTCTAGGCTGTTCGGAGTAACTTTTAAATAAAAAATCACCCTCGCCTTTGGGAAACTGCTGACCCCACCAATTATTATAAAAATGAGGCTTATATTTTTCTATAAAATCTGTTTTTACGAAAATCTCTTCAACTAAATAAACGTTTAGATAACTCCCAGCGGCTTTTCCAAAATGTATAAAAAAACAATCTTTTGGATAATTATGGTTATTAGAGCTCATCTTTGTTTAAAAAATCCACAAAAGGTAAAAACCATTCTAAATGTCTAGAGTCTGAAATGCAGACCTTTGGGAACGACCTAAACTTGTCATTCTTCTTTAACCAATGTTGTTTTGATTTTATTCTTAAATGTAAAAACCATGCTTTTTCAAAAGTTTTTTCTTTGGGGTTGGTGAGTATGAGTTTTTCGCCCTCTTCGTTAAACTCCATCGTTCTATAAATACTATCAGCACCAATTACTCGAAGATTTTTTTTAAAGCTATAATGTGATTGTTGCATAAAATCATAACTTATATCCTCTACTTTTCCTATACATTTTACTATGTTAGTACGATTGCCAAAAGTATATGCGAACGCAGGATGGGCTATATTTTTTAGATCAGCGTCAAACTTCCCTATCATATTAAACCAATTTAATGCTAATGGGGCTAGATTGGCCAAATTTAGAACCTCTGGGTCTTCAACGAAAAGAAATTCGTCGCAATTACAAAGCAGCATGTATTTTTCTTTAGAATTTTCTTTTACCCACTTTTTAAGCTCGGATAAACAAATACAAAAATCTTCGCTCTTATCAAGCCTGATGACTGTGTTGGGAATGTTAAACTGACTGTTATTATCTAGGATATATATGTTTTCTACGCCTAGAAACTTATACCAGTTTATAAAGTCTAAAACGTCATTTTCGACTACGCTTTTACTTTGATAAGCTACAGTACAAACGCAGCAATCCTTCATGAAGGATCTAATTGAAGCTATTTTTTTTTCTATATCCTCTATTCTCACCCTTAACCCTACACTAAGAAAAGAGAATATCAAGTTTCGGTTATATTTTTTAAATAATTAAATTTAAACAGTATACATCCCAGTGAAGGTTAAGGGTCTAAATCCAGCGTCTTGTACATCTGTATTAGTTGGAGTTAAACCAAATTGATCTAATTTTCTATAATACTCTCTACCAATGTGGTTTTGTAGTTCGGCTCTATCTGGAGCTAAACCAGTGTTAAAAAAACCAGTCATTTGACTTTGGTAGGAATCATCACCTGCTCCAGTAGCCATGAAATCACCAGAGATTTGACTCTGATGCATAACGCTTTGAAGATCGTTAAAATTATTAAAGCCAGTTAAGGGCATTTTTAAATATCTCCATCAGCGGCTCTGTAGGCGTCTTTAACTTTTCCGCCTCTTTTCATTTTTAAGAACATATTAACACGAGCCATAGCCCATTGACCTCTTGTTTTACCTGGTCTGTGGGATCTAGAAAAAGCACCAGCGCCTCTTCTGTAAACTTTCTTTAGCTGTGATAAGGTTACTTTTCTAGCGTATTTCGAATTGTGTTCTTTAACTTTATTTTTCAAAGATTGCGTAACTTGCTCTGAAAATTTTATAGAAGGACCGCTTTTAGCTGCGCTGCCTTTTTTATTTTTAGAAGAACCACTTCTTCTCTCGCTTGGTTTTGCAGGTGTTTGAGCAGCCGATTTGGGGCCGCTTCTTTTAGCTGAAAACAACTCAGAAAAATCTTCCTCTAGATGGCTTTTAGACTCAACCACATCATTAAAATCCATGACCTGATTGTATTCATCGTAAGTCATTTCGTATTCCGCTTTAGATTGCTTTTTAAGAATCGCTTTCTGTAAGGCGGGGGGAAGTTTTTTTTGTTTTTCACTCAAACCTTTCTTGGAGGGTTCTTCTTCGTTTTTATCCTCGCTCTTTTCTTTTTTGTCGTCTTCAGGTTTTTTGCCTTGCTTTTTAAGAATAGCTTTTTGAAGCGCTGGGGGGAGTTTTTTTTGCTTATCTGTTAAAGCCGCATTGGAGTTATTGTAAACCATGTAATCATAAACAGCTTCTATAAAATGCTCTGACTTGGAAATTTTATCTTGAACCCAAGCCATCATGTTTGCTTCTGGCATTTCTTTTAACATCATGGCTAGCTGAGTAGACTGTCTAGCGATCTTCATCATCTGAGTAGCAGCCATGCTGACCTCGTGATCATCGTAGTCCTCCATATCGTAATCTGCTTTAGATTCAGAATCATGGCACTCGCATTCACAATCTGAGCCATCTTTGCAATCACATTTTTCACAATCGCATTCATTGGCCTGTGTAATTTCTTCCTCAACGAACGCTAAATCAGGATGATCTGCTAGTAACTGATCATGATCGAAAAAAGTTTGCCCATCCCAATCCTCAGAACCTTTAGTGTAATCAGTTACTGATTTTTTAGCCTCCCACATTTTACAAGACCAGTAACGAGCTTTTGTTTTTGGCCCTGCGTTATCGCAGTTGTGACGAGCTCTGAAATTTTTTCTACGTTCTGGATCATCCCTTTTAATTTCCATGTTAGGATCGCCAAAGTTGACCTTTATTACATTACCTTTCTCGTTTTTTACATAAACAGAGAACTTTTTTGGGCCATTCGGAGTCCTGAATGGCTTATTCAGAGTCTTTTTTTCTTTAGCCTCTACGATCTGGGATGAAAAGTCTACGTTCATTTTTATATATTACACTTTTATTGTATCAAAATTACCCTAAATAATCATTATCTTCAATGAAAATTATATTTTTTATTAAATTAAATGTTATTTTAGGATCTTTATCAGTATTAATGATTAAATCTGGCTCTCCTAATTCAAAATCTTTTACGTGGAACTCTTTTCTGAGGTCTCTGCTAGTATTTAAGCATATTTCTATCACATTATCTAAATTATTGTTCTTTAGTTCGTCCCTTAGCTCTTTATAGGGGTTAACTAAGCATAGTATAATATCATTATTTTGTTTTTTATTTAAATAAGTTGCAACAGCATTCGCATTTTTTATATTTTCTCTACGGCCTTCTTTGTTATAGCTAGAATTTGAGAACATGTCTCTAAAATCATCACCGTCTATAACAAATTCAGAGCCTAAAAATTTAGCCATCATTGTTCCGATAGTGGTTTTACCTGATGCTGGCTGTCCATATAAAAGATAAATCATTGTAAACCTTAGCTAGTAGTTTTATTTGTTTAACAAATGCTCCATTAACTCTTCGATATCTTCCGCAGTGTATGGGTAGAAATGCCTACACTCCGCAGTTTGTGATCCGAGAACGAACCCCAAAATACCAAAAACCATAGCAGTTATGACTATCCATTCTTGATAAGTTGGCTTCATTCTTCAATACCAAGTCTGACTCTTTCAGCAAGTCTCCAAATTCTTTCATCGAAACTGGTTTTAACCCTGTACATTAAATATATATGTTTTTTAAATTTTTGATATTTTATAGAATCTATGGAGTAAAAATACTCTGAAACCAAAGACTCGTCATGAGGTGGATTGCACCAAGGGTCTTGGCCCATTTCTAACATAACTAACATAACATCTTCCCAATAGTGTTCTATTTTTTCATCACATGGGCGATAGGGTTTCATTCTATGAGTTATGATAGGCTTTTGCTTCTTCGTAATCCGAGTAGTGACTTCTAGGCTGCTCAGTTTCCCTAAATCTAGGCGGCATATACCTTGTGTAAAAATCTCTTTGTTTTTTACAGGTAAGATGCTCGTAAGTTTCGGTACGGGGGCGAATGTGTTTATCTAAGAATATCTGTCTTTCTTGGCATTTTGCATGATCTTCTTCTGCCTTAATGTACTGTTCGTAAATCTCAAAGATCTTATTAACGCGAGGTCTGTTAGGTGAAACCCACCACGTTAACCGAAATAAAATTTTAAATAAAAATAATCTCACTTTACTTTCTCCCATACCCACATAGGTTCTGCAAACTTACCAGCCTTTTTATTAAATGCTTTTGAGTTAGGTCTTTTTCTCATTTGATATCCAATACAACCATAATATCTCGAATCATTAAAAGAATCAAGAAAATCGTTCATTGGGTCGCATATTTTATTCACAGTGTGTTTTGCGTAAACATCGCTTATATTTAATACTAACTTACCGCCAATCTCTAGGCTTTGCCATGCATTATGTAATGACTTGAAAAGAAAATTCTCCAGCCAATCGTTAAGTTTTTTATATTTTTTCCAAGATTGACTGTCTTCTTGAGTATATCTTTCTAAAGTATAGTAAGGTGGAGAAGTAAATACAAGGTCAAATTTTTTAGATTTCAAGCATACGTCTTCAGCGCAATTATTCAGAAGCTCTATACTCTTATTTTTTACAGATAGGTGATTGATTAGATCGTAATATTTAGGAAATAGATTAGAGTTGGGGTCTATGCCAACGTAGCTAGAAGCATCACTAGCTAGAAACCCGCAAAGTCTATCGCCCCATCCTGAGCTAAAATCTAAAACATTCTTGGCATTAAAATAATTATACACCGCTTTTGCTGCGGACGGTCTGAATTGACTTGCTATATATTTTCTTAGAGCTATGCAATTTCTTAATATTTTAGAATTTACTTCTTTATATTTTAAACTCCAGAGTGCATTAAGCATCGTAAGTCTAAATTTTTCTATCGTCCAAGTTCTGTAGGGGCTCGGCGCTGTGATGCTGTCGCATTTCCATCTTTCTTCCTGAAGAAAAAAGTCTGAGGTTTTGCTTCCCGTATTATTGCAAGATACTAGTAAGTCTGTGAAAAAATACTTAGATTTATAATCATAACGAGTAAACCATTTTTCTTTTAAAATTAAATTTTCGTTTTGTAATAATCTTAATTTATGAAACTCTGATCGCACTTCATCTAATCTTATTTCGCGCATAGGCATATTCAAATCATGAATGCGAATTGCGTCTGAGATCATAATTTTTATGTCTTCTAAATCATAAACATTATTTAAATAGTCCCACTCTTGGGGGAGTATTAAAAGCTCTCCGTCTTTAATTGTAAGAGGGTTTTTAGAAAGCATTATTTTAGAGATAATACTATTAATATTTTTTCATATCAAGAAAATTATTATTGTATCAACGTTCCCTTTATATCTGTATACATATAGCTTGCATGAAGATGAGGCATTCTATTCATTATTCTGACTTTCATTTTATAGTCTCCTAACTTCATAACCTCTTCGATATTTCTGGTGCTTACTAAATTGGAGGTATCGATAGGCGAACCGAATGCGCTATCTACGACGTTCAAATCTGATGTGTTTTGATTAGTTGAATTTACCTCGCCTTTAATGAAGTAGTTACCATACATTTCCGAAAACAAAAGAAGATCAAGTGGGTTGTAGCGTCTTACTCCAGATTTATTACTATGCTGATTAGGCTGATCTTTTAAGAATACTAGTTCATTAGTATCTGGATTCGTATACGATCTATTCATAAGCATACTCTCTATAACAAATGGCTGATTGGCACTCAGCCCAACCCTGCCGTTAGAGGTATAAGGATAAACCCAAAAAGTGTCTGTAGTGCTGACTTTTTTACCAGAAATAGTAACAGACCCAATTTCTGTAACCAAGTAAGGAGTACCTAAAGTATAAGATTTAGAAGTATTAGAATTACTGTCGAAACCTTTCTGTCTAGCTTTATTGCTATCAGGGTTTGGTACAAACTCATACGGTTTTACAACTGGGTTCCATAAAAACCTAGAAATCCCTTGACCGTTAAGATCGGTTAGTCCAGTTAATAATATTAAAATTATTAATAATCTCATCGTCCATCATCACCTATATCAAATTCTTTCATGAATTTTAAGTAATAAATAAATATTAATTCCGAAACTAATAAAAGAAATACAGCCTAGAAGGGTAAACTTTTTATTTATATTTTCTATCTCACAATCGAACTCTTCGGCGTCAATGTCCCATTTTTTAAGTTTTTTGGGCTGACTATACAAACGGTTCGACATATCTAGTATTACACCAAATGAATGAATATTTGAAATAAAATTTATCTACTAATTCTATGACTATCGCTATCTCTGTGGAAGGTGCTGACCTCTATGAATTCAACGTCTCCATCATAGGCTATGAGTTGATGCGGCTGGCCTCTGTCTATCTCAAGAGTGTCTCCTTCACTTAGAATTCGCGTAACTTTAACGCCGTCAATAGTGCAAATTAAATCTACTTGAAGTTGACCTTTTGTGATATAAAAAGTTTCATGTTTTTGTAGATGAAAATGTAAAGACGTGCTATATCCTTGATATATTTGTAAAATTTTACCGCAGTAATCTTCCAACGAGTTATTAGCAATCCATATCTCTCGGCCCCAGTCTTTTTCGACGATCTTAGCCTTAGCTAGCTTTTCAGCTTTACGCTGTCCTTCTCTCCAAATTTCGCCTCCGCTTTTTTTCATTTTTTATTCTCCAAATTTGTAACCGAAGTACTCAATGTCTTTTGCGTATTTTTCCGCAACGATATCGCGTGTTTCATCATCGTAGTATTCGGTGTAGTCTTTGTGTTCGCTTTTGTTTATGTGTGGAATTTTTTGTCGTGGAATGCCAATTTTGTCAGAGACAATGTTAACGTCTTCTTGAAAGTTTTCAACCCTGATCAGATGATCCACAATTACTTCATCATTTCTTACCAAATGTCTATATAATGGAGTCACATGCCATTTCACCACGGGACAAGATATATTATCGTGCTTTATTGCGTTAACATAACCAATGAAAGTGAGGCGTTCTGCTCTTTCCTTTTCCCAAAGAGCTTTCATGCGTCTCAAACCGCCTTTGTGGTAGGCGGACACAACTCTTGCCCACGGATTTCTAATTGAACTAAAAGAAAAATCAAATTTATTCAAATCAAAGGACTTGTATATTGGTCTATTTGAGTTGAAATTTATATTATCCTCATTGCCATTAGCCCAATAACCTTGAGTTACTCCTCCCATTTTTTGTGCAGTCTTAAAGTGTTTAACGATTGAGCTTGAGCCGCATTTAGGCATTCTAATATATAAAATTTTTATTTTTTATTCTCCAAATTTGTAACCGAAGTACTCAATGTCTTTTGCGTAATTTTTAGCAACGATTTCGCGTGATTCGTCATCATAGTACTCGCTATAGTGTTTATGGTTAGTTTTATTTATATGCGGAAGCGTTTGTCGTTGAATCCATATTTTATCACAAACGGTATTAAAATCTTCTTGTAGGTTTTCGTATCTTCCAATAAAATCTATGTTATCATTAAGCCAATATAATTGGCCTTGATTATCGTGGTAACATTCGTTAAGGCATGAGGAATTTGATTTGATAAAAGCTTTGAACCCCTTCTCTTTAATATCGCGTCCATAATCTTTTCTTGTTTGTAGTTTAGTATTTTGAGTCCACCAGCTAAAACAGGAAACCATTAAATCCCACGGGTTTCTAACAAAAGCAAAGCAAAAAAAGTTTTGATATTTCTCATCTAATTCATGCATCCTAGAATGCTTGATCGTCCATTCTAATGGATTTTTGACGTAATTTTGATGACGTTCGATTCTTTCTGGTAAACGATTGAAAGCTTCACCTTGAGATAATAAAGCCGATGCAAGGCTAGTGCCTCCAGTTTTAGGTATATGTATAAATGTTGTTTCGTATTGTTCGCTTACTAACATTATAAAAAATACCTTTTCAACTACTATTATTTAGAGTTTTTTAAATCAAAAAGCTCGTCTCTTAATTTCGAATTTTCTTTACTCCAATAATCATTTATTGCATCAACTTGCTTTTCAAGCATTATTGAAAAATTCTTTTGAGCGAGATACATAGCCTTCCAATGATCTATCGCCATGCTTTTATTGATAGAATTAACTATATGCTTCTGTGATATCTCTTCACTTCTGTGTATTGAGGCTTGTATTTCTCTATCCCACTTGTAATGATAGTAGTGGCCTAAATAGCACATCCCAAGGCAAATCAAGCCAAGGAAAACAAAGAATCGTTCTTGTATTGTATAGTTTTTCATTTTATCCAGCCAAAGCTCCTAATATCATAATGAAAATAAGCCCAAGGATTCCTAATCCAGAAATAACTAAAGTAGCTATTGCCGTGCTTATTTTTTTTACGTTCTTGTCTTTGATAATTGCAATTGCAGCAACTACAGCGCTCACCAGTGCTCCAAAGCCACCAAGAAGCATAACCATACCGATTTTCCCAGCAGTTGCATCATCAATCTGAGTTTCAACTCCAGTTGCTTGTGCAGTTTGCGCTGCTTGAACTCCCAGTGATACAGCTTTAAAAAAGCCGTAAAAAGATATTAATCCTGAGATCAAAGTTCCAACCAAAGACACAATACCAATGGTGCTGTGTTCGGTTGCTTCTTGTGTGGGGGTTATGTTATTTTGCATTGTATTTTAATTCAGTAACCTTGCTATCTCTTTAGCTAGACTGACTCTCATGGTGCTAGACTTTAAATCAAAATGTTGATTGTCTTCTAGGGTCTGTAATATTTTTTTCACTTTAATCTCTGGCTCTTTTTTATCATAGATTTCTTCCAGAGTATCTTTTGTTATCAATTTTTTTTCGTAACATCTGTGGTATAAACCTTTTATCTTATCACTCATTAAAGTCTTGTTCTTATATGATCTCTTGTTATTTGAAAAAGTTTACTCTTATCGCCGTTGAGTCTCGCGTCAACCCATTCAGCATTATACAGTACTCTGTTATTTAACAATTTCATTCCTTCTTTTAATACAGGGCAAAGCTTGTAGTTTTTTAAGCACGGAAAAAAATCTAAAAATTTTTTAAACCTTATTTTCAGGGAAACTTCTTTTAATTTTTCTATCTTCTTTTTAGAATTGATAGACTTGTCAATCTTATGAAGATTTCTTTGTAAGATCTCGGAGATGGCTGACTCGATGTCTTTTGAGTGCAGTTTTATGAATTTAGGCTTGTACTTGCGTACTATCTTACCTCTTTTAGCGCAGGTAGGTTTTTCTTTTAAGGACTTAGAATCCCAGACTTTTCTACCGTCTCCCTTCCATCGGGGGGATTTTTTGTTATTTCTAGACCCCTTTCGCCACTCTGTGCCAATTGTTTTTTGACGTTGAGCGGTGATATAATAAAAAAATGTATTATTTTGTTTATAAAGAAAAGGTATTCCGTTTACTTTTTTGACTGGATATCTATGTCTTTTTAATGTTATAAACTGAGTTATTCTTCCTATTTTTTCGCCAGCCTTTTCTTGCTCCGACTTGGTTGCTAATCTTAGGATGCCTTTAGATTGGCTTAGTATTCTTTCACAGTCTTCTTTTAACAAATAATTATTCTGGTCTAGTTTTGTATTAAGCCCACCGTAATAATTACATTCTTTATTTGGGTCCGAAACTTTAAGAACCATTCTTGCCTTGCCTTCCATTTCATTACGGGCAACTCTGTCGTAAAACCATTTCTTAGCGGATTTTACAGCAAGAAGTCTGGTGAGGGCTGTAACCTCTCTAACTTGTTTGTTTTTGTAGAATACCTTATATGTAGTAAAAGTATTCTCTTCTTCACCATTCATAATATGAATGATAATATTTTTCTAGATCTAGTTCAAGTCTTTAATTTCAGACTTTAGGATTTTAAGGTGATGTACTATAAAACTATCGCCCTGTGCTTGAGATCCTTTATTTGCATATAACATTGCTTTCTTATAATTAAGATCTTCTAGCTCTGCTCTTTCTATGATTTGATCTAAAAGCTGCGTAATATTTTCTTTTTTACTTTTCATGAGTACTCCTTTAGCAAAATTTTTATAGTATCTTCTGGGCCTGTTACTTTTTGACACACGCCGTCTTTATTTTTAATTAAATTTAAATAAGCTTCATAATCATTTTCGTTCTTAAAAACCTTATCTCCAAAGTATATAATTTTACTTTTAATAATATCTTCTTTAGACTCCTCAAGAACGTTGCCTATTGATGAAAATACTCCAATTGCACGAGAACAGATGCTGTGAGGGACTTGCTTTCTTATCTCCGTGGAGTCATTACCTCCGACTAAATAAAACTTTTTATCCGCACACCAGCTTAAAAAAAAATACATAAAATCCGTAGTCATTGATTTTAATGGCGGCGTAAGAGTGCCGTCTACATTAAATAAAAATACCTTATCTTTTATCATCTTTATCTTTTTTTGTTGTATTTCTTTTAGGGGATTTGAACATTCTTTTTGGTAGCCTCCATCCATTTTGGTATAAAAAGTTACTACAAACATCCGCAAATCTTTTAACGTCAGTCTCTGACTTATCCCAAAAAAAAGCATGAGCAATTTCGTGTATGCACGTATTAAGCTCCGACTTCTTGGTTAGATAAGGGTTTATATATATTTTAGGATCTTTTTCAGACGGCGCTATACAGAGACCATCTACCTCGTCGCCGTAGGCAACATGTGGTTTTCTAAAGACTACTTCGTATTTTACGCCTTTTGTATTTGTGAAAAAAAATGAGTTTGAGTCTTTCATCTTATTTCTTTAAATTGACTTGGGTCGTTATCGTATAGTTCTACATAATCTTGGGTGAGCTCCTCACCCTCCTTGATTAGTCTGGTAGCAACAAACGGGGAATACTGGTCAAACTGAGGGCTTTTTTCGTTTATCGTTAAGTTGGGGTCGTTAGAGTGATTTACGTAAAATGAAATATCTAAACAGTTGAGACCATTTAAAGAAACGGGGTATGATTGAAACTCATCTTTTGCAAAAAAATCTTTTACACACTTCGCTACATTTTCATCGATTCCTTCAAGATCCTCGTCTGTTATATCGATTTGTGGCGTTCTGTCTATATATGTTTTTTTAAATGGATTAACCCCTTTGGGGATTTCTTTTATGGCAAACACACCAACGCCTTGAAGATTAGAGACGCCAAGCCTACAGTAAGTATCATTTCTTAGATTATCTAGGAGTCTTTGCTTATAAGTTTTCACCTACAAATTTAAATTATTTACTTTAATTGATTGGTATAATTTTTTTAATTTACTAAGCTCCTTTGATTCGAACCCAGACTTATTGTATAGATTTTCCAATTTTTTACGAATCAATGAAATCGAATCTTTATCTGGTTTTTCGTTTGATAACTCTAAAAACAATAGCCTTTCGTTTTTGTCTATTTCCAAAGAGCACCAAAAGAGAATTTGGTGGCTCATTCTTACTTTAGAGCTTATGCTATCTATGGTTTCATTTTTCATTTGACTTAATCATATAATTTTTAAAACTCTAGTCAAGTACTGAATTCTTTTCTCCAGTTGCAAAAACTAGCAGATATGCCTTTAGGGTCTATCTTTTTAGTCATTAATAAATTCGCGCATCTTTTGGTTTCGTAAGCAATTTCTATCTCGTCTATTGTTTCGTCTTTTTTCATAGACTCTAGGTAATCTATAAAATTATTAAAAGAGGTATTCCAAGGAACCCAGCTAGCAGCAACATTTTCTTGGAAAACCTCTCTGTCTTCTAAGGTTATCTTGTTTGCCATTTTACTGCTTAATATTACACCTATTTAGTGTAATTTAAAATATGAATTTGGTTATTGTTTCAGATATTATACTTGACCCTCCTTCCGAGGCTCTTTTTGTAAGATATTTAACAATGAAGTCTAACCAAGAATTAGGAATGTGCAATCTTATAGAAAGCAGGAAGGGCGATTGGGATAAAATATATAAAATTTTAAAAAACAAATATTACTGGGATTTTTTTTATGACTTCGTTGAGCCTGAGTATAGAGTGGAAGGAATCAGAATAGACACGCAATTAAACTATTCCAAAACTATAAAAGTTAATAAAATTAGCTGCGAAAACGCAGTTAGCATTTTAGGTCAAATACAATTTATTCGCCAACTATGATTTCGCAGGTAACCGTTATATCTTCGATGAAACCCTCTTCTCTAAGATAGGTTATTATTGACACGGCATAATCATCAGAAACTACACCTTCAGTGTCGTATATAACGACTTTGTCGCTACGCACTTCGGTTTCTATACCATTAACTGAGGCTGTGTATTTTTTTTTCCTCAAAATAAAAAGTAAGAACGTTCTACAATCGCATCAAAATCGTCTTCTGATACGTTCTTGGCCTTACTTTTTTTGAGTTGCCTAATTTGAGATAAACACACAGCAACTCTTTGAGAGTTTTTGGGGAACTCTTTCTTCATTGTCTCATCGCCCATGCATCGGGACATGAATGAAGCTTTCTCTTCTTTCTTATTTGGCTTAGGCAAAGGCATAATAAGTTATAATATATTACACCTTAAATGAGACTTTGAGAATCTATATTGAGGATCTGCCCTTGTCTTTCGCCCAGTCTTTTTCTGGTCTATCTAGCTCATCGTTTCTAGCGTCTACGTTTTTTAATAAATAAAATTTAAGGTCTTTTTCTTCGAAAGACTTTATTAAAGATTTTAGATCTTTTGGTAAGCACGTACCGCCAAACCCTCTTTTTCCTCCGCAGGGAACCTCTGTATGGCTCTCACCTATTCTCTCGTCGTAAGTAACCATCTTTTTTATAGCGGAGTAGTTCATGCCATAAGCAAGACATAAATCGTATACCTCGTTAAAAAAAGAAACTTTAGTAGCTAAGAAGGCGTTTCTTACCAGCTTTGCAGTTTCAGATAAGTTGCAAGTGGTAAACTCTATTACATTACTATCTACTAATTCATTTTGCTTTGCTATTTCAAAAAGATTTCTAACTTTAAAGATAGTTGGATGATTAACGACACTTGAACCAAAAGATTTGAAATTTGGTATTCCAAATAATCTTGCGTTACATTTTTTAAAATCCTGTTCCCAGTTTAATTCTGTTAAAAATTCAGGCATGTGACTAACGCCATTTTTTTCGCAAAACCCTATAGGAACAGTCGATCTTACCACTATATCAAACTTATTGTATCCAATTTTACTTAAATCTTTTATGCATTCTTCTACTATCTCGGTATGGCAAGAGCCGTCTTCTTTTGTTGGAGTCGGTACGCAAACAAAAATCAAATGAGACTTTTTTAAGTCATCTAAAGTTTTCACGTTCTTGCTGCATTTTTCTGGGTCTTTATCATAAATTTTAACTTTTATGTTTTTGCAAGAAAGTAACGACGTTGCTTTCCCTACAAACCCAGCGCCTACAACGCCAATCTGCATATTTTTTTTATTTCTATAAGAAGGCATTGGTTAAATCTGTTCTATGTCAAAAATGTCAACATTTAAAACTTCTAAGGTTTTTACGTTTTGTACTCCAAATGTCTCGCTATCGACTACTGCTTTTACGATCCCTTTCCATTCGTAGTTTTTAGTTTTAACTGAAACTAGCTTACCGATTAACTTTTTGTTGTATTGTTCTTTTGTATTCTGCATTACAGTTTAATAGTTTCTTTGTCTTGTAGTTGGAATATAATTACAGGTGATGATGCTAAATGCTTTATCTTTAGGATTTCTTCTTCGGTTAAGCTTTCGAGATATTTTACGTATTTTTTAGAGCAATGTTCTATCAATTTTTGGTCTGCACAGCAGTATTGCGATTTGCTTACTGATTTAACACATTTTAATAAATCTTTAAACTTTTTGGGTTTTACTAGCTCTTCAAACTGATTCTGCGAATGCATAAATCTTATAAAGTGAGAACTAGATTTAAAATTATAAGATATCATTTATTGTTTAAAGACTTAAACAGTAGTGAGAAGATATAGAATAAAAACAAACTTAAAGTATACGAGTAAATAAAAATTAAAATATTTTTATGAAAAAAGATTAGAGATAAATTCAGCCATAGGCATAAGCACTGGGGGCATGTTATCAATCTAATAAAAAAACAATCATAGTTTATTTTTAAAAAATGAGTATAATGTAAAGATGATTCGTTCTCAACGTTAAAATCAAAATATTCTTTAGATTTGAATACGTCGCCCAAACAAAAAATTTCACAATACTCTATAAACGCATTGGTATTGAACCAAAGATTCATTAGCATGAATGATAGTATGGAAAACTGTAAACAGTCTTCAAGCATTTTAAGATATTACTTGAAATGAGCCTTGGTCGTCATCTGATATTCTTTTTTTACCTAGATGGTCGATAGCATCCGTGCTTCCAAAGCCCCCTTCTCCTCTTTCTGTGTTTTCTAGATCATCCACTTCATGCCAATCTACGTCATAGCATTTTTCAATTATTAACTGAGCTATTCTGTCTTTGGCTTTAAAATTAACTATTTCATCAGAAAGGTTTATCAAAACCACGCAAAGCTCTCCTGTATAGCCAGAGTCTACCACCCCAGCCATTACGTCTATACCTTTCTTGAAAGACAATCCACTTCTTGGGGCTATTCTGCCATAAGTTCCTTCAGCTAATTGAATTTTTATGCCAGTCTTAACCATGCATCTCTCAAATGGATAAGCGTCAAAATCTTCTAAACAAGCCAAATCGTACCCAGCATCAAGCTCGTGGCTTTTTTTAGGCGGTTCTGCTAAATCTGAAATCTTCTCGTATCTTAGATTCATAATTTTATTAAATCTACTTTATAAAAATTAAAAATATCTTTTGCTTTTTCGTCTTTTTCGTAGTCCTCTTTATAGACAACGGTATTTATATTATACGCTACTATCATTGAAGCGCAACTAGAGCAAGGTAATAATGTGCAAGCTAATAGTCTAGCTTCCCCTTTTTTAAATAAAGATAAACAATTAACTTCCGCATGAAGCATGTAAGGTCTTCTTAAATCTCTATCTTCCCAGAAACTTAAATGAGATGGTTTTTTTCCTTGGGCTAAACCATTGTAGCCAACACCCAAGATCATATTATTATGATCGAGGGCGCAAGCTCCAACTTTTTTAAAAGGGTCTTCGCTTCTAAGTGATGCTGTTTCAGCTATTCTTAAAGCGTACTCTTCCCAAGTGATTCTATCGGGATTCACTTTTAAGGAATCTTTTTATACACCTTTCTTGGTCTACCAAGTTTTGGCTTCTCAACTCTATGAATTACTATCTCTTGGTTTTTGACAGCTTTATTCAGCTTAGAGTGAACAGTTACAAGAGAGTACTTGTTGTTCTCTCTCTTCATAACATCCTGTGCTGTAAACTCAGAGTCAGGCCAAGAAAGATAAACTGGCTTTCTTCCGACTTTTTTATTTTTATTTTCTTCTTTATTCATGTTTAAAACTTGTTTGGATTCCTGTTATCCTTACTTTTTTTAGTATTGCGATTTTATTTTTAAAAGTCAACAATAAAAAAATAAATTGACCTCAAACAATAATTACAATATACATAACCTACATTTTGTTCTTTTAAAGCAGTGAATAGTGCGGTAACTGATAAGTTCACCTCAAGCCCGTAAAAAGGCTCTAATCAAGCAGGGTTAATAACCCTCACGTTACTTCGGGAGCGCACGGCGTTGGAGATTAGAGATAAACCAGAAACTTAATCCTTTCTCAATTGGAAAGCTGGCAGTCAATAAAATAAGTCCCACTGCATATTAAAAGAGCTATATTTATGGTATTACTGCTCACGAACTAGGCAGAAACATTGCCGAAAGCACCTGTCAGATGACATTGCAATATGCAAGAAACGGTGTTGTGAAGGACTAAAGTGGGAGATAATACTGAAAACACGCTTGTGTTTTCTCTAAATTCATATAATATGGGTGAGAGGGAAACCATGTTCTAAAGCCTAAACTCATTGGAAAGCTAACAGTCAAAATTATGGACTCCATAAAATATAAACCTCTCACAGATTCCGAATTAACCCATAAGTCTATATTCATAGCTACACCTTGTTATGGTGGTATGGTTTGTCAGGAGTACACTCAAAGCTTACTTAGTTTACTAATGTGCTGTTTTCAGAGTAGAGTAAACTGCTCCTTCAACTTAGCCTCTAACGAAAGCCTTATAACTAGAGGTAGGAACCATATGGTAAGTCAGTTTATGAACTCTGGGTGTACTCATATGATATTTATTGACGCGGATATATCCTTCCAAGGTTCTGATGTTTTAAAACTATTAAGACATAACCTACCAGTAGTATGTGGTGCTTATCCGCTCAAAACAGATGAATCTAATTATGTATTTAATTTAAAGGATGCTAATAAACTTAATAGATTTAAAGATACTACTATATTTGAAGTACTAGACGCTGGGACTGGCTTCATGATGATAGAAAGATCTGTTATAGAAGACATGCAGGAAAAGTATCCAGAACTACATTATGAGACAGATTTTGATTCTGGCTATATGCATAGAGAAAATCTCAGCGAATCTGATATATTAGGATTAAAAAAGAATCTGTACAGCCTATTTGATACAATGCACGAAAAAGAGCACGATAATAGGTACTTATCGGAAGATTATACTTTTTGCAGAAGATATCAGGAGATAGGCGGAAAGATATTCATAGATGGATCTATACTGCTGCATCATATAGGAAGAAAAGTTTACAACGGAGATCTTAGTAAAATATTTAATTTTATACAGAGTAATGAAACCTAGAGTTATTGGATTATCTGGTGTTGCTGGTAGCGGTAAGGACTTGTTCTTTGAAATGCTTTCTCAGAATATTAATTGCGAAAGATTTGCATTAGCAGACGAGTTAAAAAAAGAAATAAAACCTTTCATACAAAAAGAGTATGGTTTTGATATAACTTCGTGTGACAGATCTCTCAAAAATCTAGTTAGACACTATCTGGTAGCGCATGGTGAAACAAAAAGAAAAGTATCAAATGGCAGATATTGGATTGATAAATTGCAGCCAAAGATTGAAAAAAGAATAGTAAACTTTTATTTAAAACAAAATAATTATAATTTAAATGAAAATAATAACCCACTTATACCTATAGTAACTGATATTAGATACAATGAGTATAAGAAAGATGAAATTTACTGGCTTAAAGAGGAAATGAACGGCATACATGTTCATTTAAGAAAGTTTACGTTATCAGAAAATAGAGAAAAAATATTTAGCGAGCCAGCAAATAAGTCTGAAGAAAGAAATGAGAAAATATTAATAGATTCAGCCGATTATACTATAGAATGGGAGCAAATGAAAGGCTCATTTGATGATAAGTATAAGATAATGAAGCCTACGATAAAAGACTTTGTTAAAAGTTACTTGACTTAATTTTATAAAAACAATAGTATAAAAGTCTATGAGCGAAAACCAAAATAACTCAGATAATAAGAATAAGGAACTTGGGGCGCTCTGGAAGCGTAAGTCTAAGGATGGAAGCCAAACTTACTTGGCAGGACATCTTGTTTCAGAGGATGAGTTCGGTCAAGAAACTAGAACTAAAATTGTAGTTTTTTCGAACTCTAAGAAAACCAATGAGAGACAGCCTGATTTCAGAATGTACCTCTCAAAAGAGCAGCAAAACCAAGGTCAGACCCAAGCTCAAAACACAAGCAAGCCAGTTCAGGCGACTGAAGAAGAAGTTCTGTAGTGCCTGAACTATCTCTTAACCTACCGATAAATTCGGTATCATTTGGCCAAGTTTCCACACTTATACTGCGAGAGCTATATAAGCGTGGGCTTGAGCCATGTTCTTTATTTCCTATAGGCGAAGTTGATTTTTCTACCCAAGAAAAAGATGATGATTTTTTCGAATGGGTTCAAAAGTGCGTAAGCAAAAGAAACTTCTCTCACTCTAGAAAAAACCCTACCCTAAAGCTATGGCATTTAAATGGGTCAATGGAGTCGTACTCTGAAAATAATTCTTTACTGACTTTTTACGAGCTTGACTCGCCAACTAAATCCGAGATAAATATAGCAAAAAATAATAAAAACTTAATAGTAACAAGTAATTACTCAAAAGAAATATTTAAAGAGCATGGGGTTGATGCCAAGGTTATACCTCTAGCCTTTGATGATTATAATTTTAAGAGAAAAGAAAAGAAGTACTTTGAAGACGGTAGGGTGAACTTTACTATTTGCGGTAAGTTTGAAAAAAGAAAGAACCATGCTAAAACTATAGCTTCTTGGGCAAAGCGTTTTGGTAATAATAAAAAATATTTTTTGCAATGCTCTGTCTATAATAATTTTGCTAAAGAAGAGTTAAATAAAAAATGGTTCTCTGAATCAGTTTTAAATAAAAATTATTTTAATGTTCAGTTCTTAGGCCATATGCCTCATAATAATCTTTACAATGATTACTTAAACTCTAGTGATATTGTTCTCTGTATGTCTGGTGCTGAAGGTTGGGGTTTGCCAGAGTTTCATAGTGTAGCTATGGGTGCTCACGCAGTTGTTTTAAATGCAACCGCTTATAAAGAGTGGGCCAATAAAGAAAACTCTGTACTGATTGAGCCAACTGAAAAGATAGAATGCTACGATGGAATATTTTTCAACAAAGGCTCCGAATTTAATCAGGGTAATATATATGACTACAATGAAGATGAATTCATACATGCTTGTGAAGAAGCCATAAGAAGACATGAAGAAAACCCTAGAAACTTAGAAGGAGAAAAAATTGTTTCTGAATTTACTCCTAAATCAATGGTCGATTCTTTACTGGATATTGTCCTTGACTAAAAAACATAAAATCATTAAATTTTATTTCAGTAGGGAGGGTCGCTCCCGAATTAACGCCCAGTAGTTATGAACATTCGTTAGAAATTCAGACTGGGAATTACCTAGCTTCCCCTGTCGTGGGGGAAGCAAAATTTTCTCAAAAAAAATGAGTACCTACAAAAAAAACAACAACAACTAAAAAAACCTCGAATCGTTCGAGAAGACCTAGCAGAGCTAAGGCTAAAGCTAGAACAACCGCAACCGATCTTGTGTCAGTTAACAGTAACTATGCAAGAGTGGCCCTTATGCTTATCGCAGTTAACGTCGCTTTTACTGGCTACGTGTTGTATAAGCTAATTACGCTATCAACCTAGCCCTTTGCCAGATGAACGACTTTAAATTTAAAAGACTACAACACCGAGATAACCCTGTATCGGTTTGTACTGGTAGAGATTTAAGGGACTGCAACACCGTGTAGCGGGTTCGCACTGGTAACAATTTGAGGGACTGCAACACGATGAAGCCAAGCAGTTAATTGATGAATCGGTTTGCACTGGTAACAATTTAAGGGACTGCAACACGTTGGTTTCCGTCTATAACTAGGCAACTAAGGTTTGCGCTGGTAGAGATTTTAATGACTGCAACACAGGAACTCAATCAGATGCTTGGTTCGTATGGTTTGAACTGGTAGTAATTTAAGGGATTGAAACACGTCAGTATCGCCATAACTCATCTATGAATAAAATTAAATTAGATAAAGTTCTTGCGTGTGATGTAAACAAAAATATCAATGATATAAGAAATCGCGCTAAGGATTTTTGTGTTGCTTCGGTAGCTTGGAATCTCTCTAAAAAAGAAATATCTGCATTCAAAAACTGGTATAATTTTCTAGGTGTCTCTAATATATATATACTTGATAATGCTAACGAGCACCCGATAGACCACGCTGTAATTAGAAAAGAAAAAAAAGAGAACTTTTATGATTGCACGAAGGAGTTAAAAGAATGGGTCAGAGAAAACGCTGATGAAAAATATGTTATTTTTTGTGACGCCGATGAGTTTCTTTATATAGAAAATGCGTCCGTATTAGACAATTTAGAACACTATCCCCTTGCAGTAAATTGGTTCACAGCGATTTGCGACTTGCCTAGTGATATAACCAACTCTGTACATCCAGTATTCTCTTATAATACAGGTAATTATTCAGACGCTGTTAAATGTATAGGGAAGGTTAAAGAATTGTCCGATGAAATGATGCATAGATCTCACTATCATTTTTCAAAAGATTTAGAAGTGTGTGATTCTTTTGGGAATCAAAAACGAATGGGATATACATATCCTAAAAACGGAGAGATACCATTCATATATACTGTTGATACAGATGTTCCGATAGATGAAAACTTTCACTCGATTTGGTTCTTACATTTAAGAATGAGATCCGAAGAGCACTGGAAACAAAAGACTCACCCTGAATCTCAGTGGGGTTATTACAAGAAGGAGACTTTTAAAGATTGGATAGGAGACTCCAGAATGCCAATCATGGATAACAGGCACATGTCTTGGATGGTTCCTTTTCAGAAATTTTTATTAAAAAATAATGCAACACCGTAACCCTTTTAAAAGACTGCAACACACCAAGGGATTCTGAGCTTGCTAATCTAAACAAAACGAGCTAAAGTACAAAATGCCATTTTACGTATACCAAAATCCCAATACTGGAGAAGTAATAGAGGTAATGCAATCCATGAAAGATAAGCATGAATACGTAGATTCTGAGGGAGTAAAATGGGACAGAGTATTTCTGAATCCTAACGCCTCTGTAGACACAAAAATAGATCCGTTTAGCCAAAAAGATTTCACAGAAAAGACTGGCAAAAAGAATGGAACAATTGGTGATTTATGGGACGAATCCAAAAAAGCTTCTGAAGCTAGATCTAAAAGATACGGCTACGACCCAGTAAAAAAAGATTATTTTAAAAATTATAGTGAGAAAAGAAAAGGTTTAAAGCATAACGACGACCCATCTCGTCAATCAGGCGACAAAACCATTAATATCTAGCCCTCGTACACTTCCAGAGGGTGCTTTTTCAAAAAAAATGCATTATGCATTTTTTTTCTTTCTTCAGATCTATAATAAATGTAATATGTACTACAGATTTCAAAATGAGTTCAAGCACTATTCAGGTTAAAAAAAGAAACGGAAGACTACAAAGCCTAGACATTAACAAAATCAACTTGTGCGCCGAGAGATCTTGCGAAGGTATTGATAATGTCTCTTGGAGTGAGGTTGTTCTAGACGCACACGTTCAACTTTATGATAAAATCTCCACGAGCGAGATCGATAAAGCTCTAATAATGAGTGCTCGCCAAAAAATAGAAAAAGAACCGAATTACTCTTATGTAGCTGGTAGACTTCTTCTAGCAACCATCCATAAAGAAGTCTTTAAAGAAAGCAGAGATAAAGACGCATTCGAGCATCAATATAGACTCTCTTTTATAAAAAATATTAAGAAATTATCATCAGAGGGCGTTCTAGATGAAAAGCTTTTAGACTTTGACTTAAACGAGCTATCGCGGCATATTCAGCCAGAAAGAGACTTAAATTTTAAATATTTGGGCCTTCAAATCGTTTACGATAGATACTTATTGCATATCGATGGTGTGAGAATGGAGACACCTCAAGCATTCTGGATGAGAGTTGCAATGGGATTGGCCTTAAAGGAAGAAAATAAAAATGAAAAAGCTATCGAGTTCTACAATGTACTTTCTGAGTTTCGTCTTTGCTGCTCTACTCCTACCCTTTTTAATAGCGGTACTACTCATAGTCAGCTTTCTAGCTGTTACCTCAATACTTTTGATGACTCCATTGATGGTATCTTTGAAGGTCTTTGGCAGGAAGCCAGAAAAAGTAAGTTCGCAGGAGGTTTGGGTTTCGATGTTAATAACTTTCGCGCTACTAATTCTAATGTTAAAGGCACTAACGGAAAATCTTCTGGCTTAATCCCATGGCTTAAAATTTACAATGATACCTTAATAGCCGTAGACCAAGGAGGAAAAAGACCAGGTGCTGGCTGCGCTTATATTGAACCATGGCATCTAGATATCGAAGACTTCCTAGATTTAAAAAAGAATACTGGCGACGAAAGAAGACGCTGCCATGATATGAATACTGCTAATTGGCTACCAAATCTTTTCTTTGAAAAAATAAAAAGAGACGACGATTGGTATTTATTCTCTCCTTCAGATACTAGAGACCTACACGAGCTATTTGGCAAAGAGTTTGATTCTAAGTATAAAAAATACTGCAAAATGGCTGATAATGGCGAGATAGAAAACTTCAGAAAAATAAAAGCAAAAGACTTGTGGAAAAGAATGTTAAGAGTTCTTTTTGAGACTGGGCATCCTTGGATGACTTTCAAAGATAATTCTAATATTAGATACTCAAATTCTCACGAAGGAGTTGTTCATAGCTCAAACCTGTGTACTGAAATATTTTTACACACAAAACCATCTTTGTTCGAAAACGGAGAGAAAGTAGAAGTTGGAGAAACTGCGGTATGCAACCTAAGTTCTGTTAACCTAAAACAACACTTAAATAGCAGCGGTAAGATAGACTTTAAAAAACTTGCAAGCACCATTGCTACTCAAATGAGAATGCTTGACAATGTAATCGATATTAATTTCTACCCAACTAAAGAGTCTGAAAAAAGTAATTTAAAACATAGACCTGTTGGCGCTGGAAGCATGGGATGGGCCGATGTGTTCCATTCCTATAAAATCGACTTCTCTAGTGAAGATGCTGTAAAATTCTCAGACGAGCTTTACGAATTTATATCTTACCACTGCATACTTAACTCAAGTAAAATTTCACAAGAAAAAGGATCTTACCCTACGTATGAAGGGTCTTCTTGGAGCAAAGATATACTTCCTATCGACACGTACAAGTCATTAATGACTTATCTTGACGAAAAACCTATTCAGCATAGAGGCAGAAAGTATTGCCCAGAAGTAGACTGGAAGGCGGTAAGAAATCAAATAAAAAGCCATGGGATGAGAAATAGCAACACAATGGCTATAGCCCCAACTGCAACGATATCTTACATACAAGGCTGCTCTCCCTGCATCGAGCCTGATTTTTCCACATTATTTGTTTACGAAAATAAGAGCGGAAATTTAACAATTATAAATGAATGGTTTGTTAATGAAGCTAAAGAGCTTGGTATATGGAATCAGTCTTTAATAGAAGCCATAAAAGCCTCAGACGGAGATCTTGAGCTAATAAATGACATACCTGAAGATATTAAAAAAAGATATCGCACTGCCTTTCAGAGAGATCAGTTCAAATTAATAGATTCAGCAGCAGCAAAGCAAAAATGGATAGACATGGGTCAATCACTTAACCTGTTTAATAAAGAAACTTCTCTGAAATACTTGAATGACTTATATATACATGCGAAAAATAGAGGACTAAAAAGTACTTACTACTTACGAAACCAGTCTGCTAGTAAAATTGAAAAATCAACCAATAGTCCGATGAAGGAAATAGAAAGCAAACATCAAGAAATAGAAGAAATGGCTAAAGCTTGTAGTATTTTGGACCCTACATGTGAAAGCTGTCAGTAAAAGGAATATAGAATGAAAAAAGACGGAATGTTATTTGGAGAAGAGATAGCTGGGGTAAATCAAATCTTACCTCACAAGCATAAACCTGTATGGGACATATTCTTAAAATCAGTTGCAAACAACTGGAGCCCATCTGAGATACCGATGTCAGAAGATATTAAGCAATGGAAGTCTGACGAAATATCAGAAGATGAAAAGCTTTTAGTGAAAAGATGTTTGGGTTTTTTTGCTGGCAGCGAATCTTTAGTAGCAAACAACCTATTGCTTTCCGTTGCTAAATGGATAACAGATGCCGAATGCAGACAATATATTCTGAGACAAGCATATGAAGAATCTCTACACAACTGGACTGTTGTCACATGTTGCGATAGCTTTGGTCTTGAAATCTCTGAAGTCTATGAAGCTTATATAAATATACCTTCAATAAAAGCAAAGGATGAATTCCTAATGGGTATAACCAATGATGTAAATACTCAAGATTTTTCAACTAAAACAGTAGAAGGCAAGAAAGAGTTTTTACGAAATTTAGTAACTTACTACATTGTTTGCGAAGGAACGTTTTTCTTTAGCGGATTTGCCATGCTGTTAGCATTAGGCAGACAAAAGAAGCTTATCGGCCTAAACGATCAAATAAGATACACTATGCGAGATGAGAGTCTTCATATTAAATTTGGTACTTACTTGATTAATGCAATTAAAAATCAATACCCAAATCTTTGGACTAAAAAATTCGAAGAAGAGACCGTAGAACATATCAAAAAAGCTGTTGATTTAGAAATTCAATACGCGCATGACGTACTACCAAGAGGTATCCTTGGCTTAAATGCTGAAATGTTTGTAGATTATATGCAATACATCGGCAACAGAAGACTCGAAGGAATTGGGATAGATTTTAGGTTTGAAAGTGATCAAAATCCTTTCCCATGGCTTTCTGAAGTAGTTGATACTGGAGCGATGACAAATTTCTTCGAAAGAAAGGTCAAAGACTATCAAAACTCTGGAGTATTAGAGGACGACTTCTAGAATAAAATATAATATTTAAACGCGCTTACGAGGTTCAACAAAACTCTTGTAAGCGTTTTTTTTATCGTAAAGCTAAATACTGGAGGAAAGCCACAATTCATTAGGTAGCGTCGTTAGGGTCTATTCCTTCTGACCAACTTCTTCTTTTTTGAAGCTCATTAATAAGTGCTTCTATCACTTGTTTTTGCTCCAAGTTCTGCTGTGATAGCTTATCTAGGATAGAACCCCTCTTAGAGACCTCGATTTCTAACCCCGATATCACCCTTTCTTTTTCCACGGATATTATAATTAAATCGTCTATTTTATCTGCATATTTGTTATAAAGTGCGTTAGTAGCTAAAATATATCCGCTAACAAAAGCGATTAAAATAGGCAAAAATCCTATGTTTTTGCTTAAAAATGCCATTATTTTGTTTTTCATATCATATAATATTACACTTTAATGATTATAGTTTCTTAAAAAAGTGTAAAATAAAGCGGGTGGTTCTGTGACTGCCTATATAGTAATGAACATAAAAAGGAATAACACAATGTTTGGAAACATGTTAAACCATATGACTGAAGTAGCGATGAGAGCAAATAGCTTGATAGGTATGACCTTCATAGCACACTCATTCGCAATAACCATGGGATATACTGATTTGCACAACGCATTAGTACAATCCCTATGGATAGTTGGCGTCATTTTGATGGCTAAAGAAACGTTCGAAAACTAAAAAATACCCCCCCGCCTTTAGGCGGGGGGTTACAAGTTAACGAGTAAAAAAAGAAAGGTCTTTATATGAACATAGGAGAATTTTTAGTATTTATTATAATCGTGTCTTTCTTATTATTGTTTTTTTCGCTAACCTTAGTAGGTTTTTCTGTTATTTTTGAAAAGAATAAATTTTTAAATAAAATTAAGAAGTATTTCCGTCTTTAAAAGTGTAATATATTATAGTTATGGATATGCAGTTTGTTTTAAATACAGCGTTCGGTATAATCGCCTTTTTAGCAGGTTGGTTGTTCAAGATTCTGTTTTCTTCTATAAATAAAATACAAGAAAATTGCAAAGTTAATTCTTCAAAATCTTCTGAAGATTACAGGCATCTTAATGAGAAAATAAACACGCTAGCTTTATCTATACCAGAGAAATACGTCTCAAAAGATGACCATAACCAGTTAGTTAAAGCCGTTCACCATAGATTTGACAGACTTGAAGAGAAAATAGATGGCTTGAACCACTAAAAGCTTGATATAATTCTATAAAAACGTTAGCCTCTCTGTGTATGTCAGAGGGGCTAAATTTTTGCATAATAAGTGATTTCTTCGTAGACGACTTCGTCGGCGGAGCAGCTTTAAACGATGAGGAAATATACAATCAACTAGACGCAAATGGTCATAATTGCATCAAGGTAAAAAGCAAAGATTGTACGTTAGATTTTTTAAAAAACATCAAGAATTACAACTTTATAGTTTCTAATTTCTTCCATTTACCAGATGAAGTTAAAACATTCATACAAGACAACTTAAAATACTCGGTTTATGCTCATGATTACAAATTTGTAGCTCACACGAACCCAGCTAGGTATGAAGACTTTGAGGTTCCTAAAGAAGAGCTAATTAATGTAGATTTTTACAATAATTCTGTTGCCATAGTGTGTCAATCCTCCCTGCAAAAGAGAATATACGATTTAAATTTAAACGTTGAAAATAAAACCAAGAATTTTTCAGGAAACTTATGGAACGATAAATGTTTTCAAATTTTTGAAGACAAATTGAATTGCAAGAAAAACGATAAGGTTGCGGTTGTTAAGTCAATTTACCCAGAAAAAGGAACACCAGAGTCTATTAAGCTATGTATAAATAATGGGTTTGACTATGAGGTCATCCATAGCCAAGACTACTACGACTTCTTAAATATATTAGGAAACTTTTCTGCATACTCTTTCGTTCCATTTACCCCAGAAACTTTAAGTAGAATATGCGTTGAATCTAAAATGATGGGATTGGAGATATATACAACCAATTTAGTAGGCGCTACCTATGAGCCTTGGTTTTCCCTTAAAGGAGAGGAAATGATAAACGAGATGAAGGCTAGAAGAGAGTCCTGCGCCGAATTCATGGCTAACCTTTTTAGTTGAAAATGAATAATATTTTATTTATTAACCATTGGGGTTTTCCTGACCTGCACATGACAAGGGAACCTTGTAAAAAAATTATAAACCATAATAATGACAAGAAATTTAAATACATAACATTTAGGTCTTACGAGTACCTTAACGATGTATGTGAGCATATAGTTGAACACACGGGATTTACCCACCATGATACCTACAGAGAGCTTGAAGATGAAAGGCTATGCGTTAACACAAGCAGAACGGTCTTAGATAAAGTATTAGAAGATTCATCAAGCTCTGGCTTCGAAAAAACTTTAAAATTATTAAGGTTTTACTCTAAAAAATTTTTTAATGATTGTCTTTCAAACTATAGCGATGAAGATCTCATACCAAACACTATTTATGATACAGATATGTGTTTTTTAGGGATAAGTCATTTAAAGCTAAAGGAAACTGAAAACAATATACTAGTAGACAACTCGATGTGCGAGTACGATTTTGACGATCAATGTGACTACGATTCGTTTATAAGCGAGTTATCTAAAAAGCATAAAGACAGAAATATAATAGCTACTTATGAGACTGAGAAATTACAAAATCTAGAGAATGTTTATTTCAAAAATAATATATTCCCATACTCAACTGGTATAAATGAAATATCTTGGTTTAGCCGTTATTGCTCCACTATAATCGGAAAAAACAAAGATTACTTCACCTCGTGCTTAGTTAAAGACAATATAAATAGTCCAAGTAAAAAAATTATAAACATAAAAGACGAAAACTTAGACAATCTAATACCTAAAGAGATGTTTTCCTGCGACTTTCAAACCATAGAGAGTGAAGATTTAATTAATTTAATCGATGAAGAATTATAAATACATATGCGGTAACGCTTTTAAGCATCAGTGCAAATATTCAGTTGGCAAGTTTAAAGATGCAAGAATACATGACTTTAATTTTTCAGTAAATAATAATGATAATAACAAAGTTTTTATAAAAACTGAGTATGTCGGCAACTTCTTTCATTATATAAACTTAGATTTTGAGTTTGAAATAGTTACTCATAATTCTGACATACCCGTAGATTCTAGATTTATTAATTTTTTAGAAAATGAAAAAGTTACTAAGTGGTATGGACAAAATATTAATATAGCTCACCCAAAAGTAGAGTCTATTCCAATAGGGCTAGCTAACCCAAAATGGGCTCACGGAAATCAAAAAACTCTTGAAGAAGTAGCTTCCAGAAATATCAAAAAAGAACAAATACTATATGTCAATTTTGATGTCTCTACCAACTATATAGAAAGAAGCAAGTGCTTAGAGGAGACTGGCCTAGAATTATCTAAGAAAGTAAAATACGAAGAATATTTAGAAGAAATTGCCAAGTCGTATTTTATTATTTCTCCAAACGGAAACGGTATAGATTGTCATAAACACTGGGAGGCTTTTTACTTAAATACAGTACCAATTGTCACGGATAGTATAAACGTACAAATGCATAATGAGTTACCATTTTTAATACTGAACGAATGGAAGGACTTCAAATCACTCGACCTAACAGAAGAGCTTTACAATAAAACAATATCGTCTTTCAATCGGGAGGATCTTCTGTTTGAAAATTATATAAAATTAAACAACTTTTTAAAATAAAATGGGTATAATAGTTCCTGATATTGAGAGAATATATAAGATAAAATTTGCTTGTAACTGGGCAACTAGCGAAGAATCTGCTGATAGAGTTACTAGAAACTGGGGCAAACCTCCTTCTGGGCTTGAGATAGTAACTGGGGATGATTTTGACTATCTAATAAATTTTAATTATAGCGATGAAATGTTCAAAACGCCCAAGCACAAAAACATAGTTTTCACTATGGAGCCTAGTTGGAGCGGTTGTATTAATGATCAAGTTGTAGAAAATAGCTTCAAAGTATTTTCAAACGTTAGTAGATTTAAAAACAATGATAACGTAGAAATGGCTCCGTCCCTAATGTTCTCTGAGGATACTGGGGGTTCAGCATTAAACCACGTTAAACAAGGCGGACCGCCCACTAAGAAATCCCCGAAAGATTATCTTGAAAATTTAAATTTCAATAAAAGTAAAAAATGCTCTATAATTTTAGCTGGTCATGGCGCTATCAACGGTATGCCAATGCCACAAGAGTCTCTTTATTTTAAGAGAGAGTCATTTCTAGCCAGACTAATAAAGTCTGATATTGACATAGATATATACGGCAGAAACTGGAATATAGAAGATTCGCGATACAAGGGGTATGCGCCCCTCAAAGAAGACGCCTTGCTTGACTACGAATTCAGCATAGCTATTGAAAATTCAAGAGAAGACTACTATATATCTGAAAAGATAACAGATTGCTTCATAAATAACTGTGTACCGATATACGACGGTTGTAACTTAGTTCACGAATTTTATAACCCGAAATCTTTTGAAAAAATAAATATTGAAGATGAAGATGTTATAGGAAAGATTAAAAACATAACAGAGCAATCAAATCAAATTTATAAACAGTACGTACTTGAATCAAAAATGAAATACTTTACTGATTATAATATATATAGCTACTTACAAAAATGCATACCATTCAAATAGGCCCACATACAGGAGATGACCCCTTTGTTGAGTTTTTTTCTTCGAAGCATGAAGAGATAAAAAAATGCTTAATAGTAGAGGCACTATCATCATCTTTAGACATTTGTAAAAATACATATGAAAAAAGATTTACTAAAGATAAATTAAATAAAATTTCTTTTATAAATAAAGCTATAGTCGAAGATCCTACTGTTGATTTTATTGATTTCTTTTACCCAAAAGGAGAACACGAAAATGACGGTCAGATCAAATATACTGCATTTAGCTCCACATGTAAAAATCATTTAATTTCTCATGGGGTTAAGGACATTGAAAAAAAAGAGGTTCCAGCAATTACTCTTTCAAAATTATTTAAAGAACAAGGATTTAAAAAAGTTGATAGATTGTATTTAGATGCTGAAGGATTAGACGCTAAAATTATATTATCTTTAGATTTAAAAGAAATTGATATTCCTTTCATCTGTTTTGAAGCTAGTCATACAGACGGCGCATTCACTAGAGAGAAAACTGCTGTAGAAGTTTTTAAATTTTTAACTGATCATAATTATGGTATATATAGTTTTTTTCACAAGATAGACAATCAAATGGATTGGAATTGGTGGGCAATCAAGGACAACGATGAAGAGCTTGCCAAAGATATTGTTGAATTTGGTGGACACAAAACCAAAGTTAAATCACAAGATTCAATTCTAGTTCAAGTCTTTGATTCATCTACATCCTCCAAAAATCACCAGCTTGCAGTAAAATGTCTTTAATTTCTAAAGTTTATATAATTCACTACACGAAGCTAGTCGAAAGAAAAGCCCACATGCTTGATCAGATTAAGCAGTGGTTTCCTAATATTGAATATAAGTTCCTAGAAGATTTAGATCAAGAGGAATTAACAGATGAAATAATTGAGAAAAATTTCGATATTAAAAAATTTAGAGATAGATTTGACAGAGATATGCTTAGATCGGAGATGTCTCTTTGTATGAAGTATAAAAAAGCTGTAAGTGAAATAGCTAGCATACGAGACGGAGAAGATTTTTTTATTTTAGAGGACGATGTTATATTCAAAGAAGACCCACTGAGCTACATCGATTCAATGTATAAATTTTGTGATAGCTATAAAATAAATTATGATTGCGTATTTTTAGGAGAAGCTTGGATCAGAAAGGGTGATGACAGAGATATCTTCGCCAAGAAAAAATACCCCTCAACAAACGGCCTATGTACCGTGTTGTACAAAAAAGCATCTTTACAAAAACTTAATAACTTACTGCAAAAAAACAAAATAAGCCAACCCATGGATTGGGAGCTAAATGATAGGTTCGAAGAGTTAAACTTTGAGGTCTATTGGGGCAAAGCTATCACGAAGCATGGTAGTGTATCAGCTTCTCAAGGTGAAGGCTTTGATTTCTTAAAATCGTCCCTAAGAGAGTCTTACTAAAAAATGAATTACGCGCTAATTAACCAACCTTGCGGTTTAGGTGATATACTTTTTACTATAAAAATAGGTAATTATTTCGCTAGTAAAGGATTTAGGGTTATATGGCCAGTTATACCTACTTACGAATGCTTGAAAAATAGAATCAAAACAAAAGGTATAGAATTTTACTCTGTAGAGGAAAATTTTCCATTTAAACAGGTTTTTTCTAAATTAGAATATCGAGGAGAATATAATATTATAGACTTAGAGGATATAAAATACATACCTATTAGAGAGGCTAATTCATTTGCTGTCTCCCAATCCATGTTTATCGAAAGCGTTGAGAAAACAAACATGTACAGTAAATACGCTATGTGTGGACTCGATCCCTCCAACTGGCAGGATTGCTTTTCCATCGATAGAAATAAAGAAAAAGAAAACGTACTTTATGAAAAAATTTGTATCTCCAAAAACTATCACCTAGTAAACAATAGATTCGGTAGCCCACCTTATTGGGAAGAGTTTCTTTCTAAAAAAATAAACACTTCAGAAAACCTACAGAGAGTCGAAATGAATCTTGAGCATGGTTATAATATATTCGACTGGATCAAGATCATTGAAAACGCATCTAAAATAGACACGGTTGCGACCTCTATACCATTTATACTAGATAAGCTCGATCTAAAATGCAACCCAACAATACATACTAGAAATAAGTCAGGCCAAGAAGCATCAGATAATATAAAGCTAATGAAAGAACTTTACGAAAAAGATTACCACTATGAAATCTGAATCAGAATACATACAGGAGCTTTGCCCAATAAACACCAGAGCCTATAACCTTTTCAAAGAATACAAAAAAGAATGCTCTGTGTTCATAGAATGCGGATGTCATATTGGTCAAACCTGTGAAAAAGCAGTCTTTCTAGGTTACGAAAAGATATATTCTTGTGACATATATGAAGACTTAGTCGAGCAAACCAAAGACAGATTAAAAAAATACGATATTCAGCACGATATTAAACATCAAAATTCTGAAAATTTTTTAAAAGAATTACTACCAACTATAAACTCGAAGGCTACAATTTGGCTTGACGCTCACCCAATAGATGGTCAACAAACAGGAATTCCATTGTTTAAAGAACTTGATATAATCAAAGAAAAAAGCCTACATAACAACCACTCGATATTAATCGATGATTTGCAAATATTTTTTAGTAACCAAATAGAAGAAATAAAAGATAAGATCAAATCAATAAACCCAAATTATAAAATAAATTTTGGCTATGTTCACAATAGAGGTTTGAATAACCCTGATATTTTAATAGCAGATCTGTAATGAAGTCAGCGATACTAACAGAGATTAATAAGCCGCTAGAGATATGGGATGTTGAGCCTGAAAAATTAGACTATGGTCAGGTCTTAATTAAAATAATATCTAGCGGTCTCTGTGGAGCACAGCTTCAAGAAATATCTGGACTTAAAGGTAATTCTGGATTTGTACCCCATTTATTGGGACATGAAGGATGCGCCTTAGTCGAGGAAACTGGCTCTGGCGTCAGCAAAGTAAGAAAAGGCGATAAAGTCATAGTTCATTGGAGAAAATCTTCAGGAATAGAGTCGAAGTTTCCAACATATGCTTATAAAAATAAAAAAATATCAGGAGGGAAAGCTACTACTCTTTCGGAATTTTCAATCGTCTCTGAAAATAGAGTTACCAAAGTAAATGAAAGTGTTGACGAAGACTTTTGCACTCTTTTAGGGTGCGGTCTATCGACTGGGTTATCGGTGGCAAACAAGCAAGGAAATATAAAATTAGGAGAATCTGTTCTAATTCTTGGGGGTGGAGGAGTTGGTATATGCGCGGCTATAGGCGCTGCGCTTTCAAGAGCTTCTGAAATATATGTAGTGGAGAAAAACAAATCTAAAAAACAGTTGATAGAGTCTTTTGATTTAAATTTTAACTTTTTACACTATGAAGACCTTTCTACTTTTTTCAGTTTTGGCAAAAAGATAGATTGTATAATAGACACAACGGGATATTTGCCGCTGGTTTCTGAATGCGTACCGCATTTGTCAGACAATGGCAGATGCATATTAATTGCACAACCAATCAAAGGGTCTAAATTAGAAATACATGACCCAATAAACTTTTTTACAGGAGAAGGCATAACGATAAGCACCTCCCAAGCTGGAGGATTTAACCCAGAAACTGACGTAGCTCGCTACATAAATTTATACGACTCTAATAAGTCGATTTTAAAAGACTGTATTGACAAACTAATTACCCACAGGTATGATTTATCCGATATCAACAAAGCTTTAGAATGCCTCACCACCAAACCCACTGGAAGAATAATAATAAACCCATGACCGAAAGAAAAGCTTGGACGAAAGAAGAGCTAATTGATTTTGAGAATCAAATTGGCGAGTTATATATGGACAACAAGCTTCCATTCTTATTTCATCTTTCAGGAGGTAATGAAGATCAGCTTATAGAAATTTTCAAAGACATAAAAGAGGGGGATTATGTCATATCAAACCACAGAAGTCACTACCACGCCCTGTTACACGGAATACCTCCCGAAGACTTGAAAAACAAAATACTAGATGGGAAAAGTATGTTTGTGTACGATAGGGAAAGAAATTTTTTCTGCTCTGCAATAATAGGAGGAACACCTGCTATAGCAGCGGGTATTGCTTGGGCTCTAAAGAAGAAAGGCTCCAATAAAAAAGTTTGGTGTTTTGTTGGCGATGGCACTGAAGATAATGGACACCTATTTGAAGCAGTTAGGTATGTAGATGGTTGGGATTTACCATGTAAATTTATTATAGAAAATAATGACAGATCTGTAGAGTCGTCAAATAAAGATAGGTGGAACAATACCTCCGATTATAAATGGGATTCCCCGTCTGTAATAAAATACTACTACGATATAACCTATCCTCACGCAAGAAGAGATGGTGTTATCGATCTTTCTAAGACTGTTAAAAAAACTGATGAGGAATATTTTCCGCCGCTTAGAAAAGAAGACCTACCAAATGAAGATTTGGAAATAGATATAACCTATAAAGACTCAGTGATCCAGTCAATGGATTATCTAGGACAAAAAGAAAACTTTGTATGCATAGGCTACAACGTGCTTTATGGAGACGCGATGGGTACTTTGAAAAACTTACCCGCAGAAAAAAAACTAGAAACACCAGTCGCAGAGAACTTAATGGTAGGACTGGCAATAGGCTCCTCTTTTGAAGGATACAAACCAGTCGTTTACTTTGAAAGACACGACTTTATGATGGTTGCCATGGATGCGATAGTAAATCATTTAGACAAGATAGAAAGAATATCACTTGGAGAATTTAAAACACCAGTAATAATAAGAGCGGTTACTGCTGACGCTGGTCCATTTTACTCAGGAATAACCCACTCTCAAGACTTTACAAATTTGTTAAAATCATCTTTAGATATGCCAGTTATATCTCCTAGAAACGGTAAAGAAATGATTCAAGCCTTTAAAGGGGTAAGCGAGAGCAATCGACCAGCAATAATAATTGAGAGAAAAAGCCTTTATTAAAGTGAAAGATATTTTAGTAATAGGCGAAAGCTGCCTTGACCGTTTTCTATACTGTGACGCAGACAGACTTTGTCCAGATATACCCGTACCTGCCCTGACTGTAAAAAGAGAGTCCACTAACGAAGGTATGGCTCAAAATGTTTACAGAAATATTAAAATTCTAATAAATAATTGCGATATAAGGACTAATTTTAACTGGAAAGAGATTAAAAAAACTAGATATATAGATGAAAAATCAAACCACATGTTCATAAGGGTTGATGATGATCACTCAGCCATTCCTACGCTTGATGTGGATAGTTTGGATTTAAATGACTATAAACTCATAGCAATTTCTGATTATAACAAAGGATACCTTACAAAAGAAGCGATATCTTTTATATGCAACAATCACGACAACGTATTCTTGGACAGTAAAAAGAAAATAGGTGAATGGGCAAACGAGGCTAAATATATCAAAATAAATAATTATGAATTAGATAGGTCAAGCGACACGATAACTGATATAGCGCTTTCTAAGACCATATGCACAAAAGGTTCCGATGGTTGCGATTTCAATGGAAAAAACTATCCAGTAAAAAAAGTGGATGTTAAAGATCCTTGTGGCGCTGGAGATACTTTTTTTGCCGCGCTAGTATGTCACTTTCTTAAAAGTGAAGATATAATCAAATCAATAAATTACGCTAACAATGCTGCGAGCAAAGTTGTGTCTCAAAGAGGAGTGACTACATTATGAGTAAAATTAATTTTGAAAAGGTTAAGCTTTACGAGGGTCACTCTCAAAAAAAACAACATTGTTATATTAGCCACGTATTCGACTCGATAGGAACTACTAATAAGTACTATTTAGATATAGGGGCTTACGATGGAGTAACTAATTCTAATGTAATTGATTTAAAAATTCATAAAGGCTGGGATGGTCTAATGATAGACAATAACTGTGAGAACAATTCCCTAAACCTCAAGAAGCATACTGTAACTAAAGATAATATATGCGATATCCTAACTAGATACGAAGTTCCAAAGAAGATTGATTTTCTTTCCCTAGATGTAGATGGAATGGATTACTGGATACTAAAGTCTGTACTCTCTCAGCACCAGCCTAGACTAATTGTAGTAGAGTCAAACGTAAGATTCTCTCCGCATGAAAGCAAAGCAATGAAATACAATTCGGACTACTGCTGGGATGGTTTAAACTGGTACGGAGCTAGCCCACTTGCTTTCAAAAATCTTGCTAATAAATTTAATTACACTCCAGTTTATGTTCTAAATGACGATATTTTCATAATACACAACGATGATCTTGACATTGAAGATATAGAAAAACCTTGGCTTGAAGTATACCCAAAAGCAAACTTAGAGCTATACAAAGACCATGTTAAACCACACCACCCAACTCCCGTACTAGAGCCCATTAAAGAAGAATGGATGGATGTTTAAATGAAAAAAATCACATACGATACAAATAAATATAATTTTAGAAAGTTTGTTGAAAGCTTTTTAGAATTTAAAAATCTAGAGGGTATACACGAGGAATATAAGTTTGATAAGATCCTTGAATTTGGTACTGACCAAAACAGATATTTGCATAAAAAATTTTACAAAGGAATGGACGATAGCTCTGATTTCATTTCTATGTACAGGTCTTTTGTAAAAGAATATGCCAATAATCTGTTTGAAGAAAAAATGATTTTTCAAAAATTTCCAACATTTAGAGTTCATCAGCCAAATAACATAGCGGTATTCGCTTTTCACAAAGACAAGGAGTACAATCATAATAGTAAAGAAGTAAATTTTTACCTGCCAATTACAAAGGCGTTCGGAACGAATACTTTCTGGCACGAATCGGAAGAGGACAAGGGTGATTTTCGACCCATGGAGGCTGAATATGGTGAACTAGTTATGTGGGATGGGGCTAATTTAAGCCACGGTAATAAAATTAACGAAACCAACCAAACTAGAATTAGCTTTGACTTTAGACTTTTACCTAAGAAAATATACTTGAACTCAGAACATAAAAGTAGTAAAAGTAAAGGTAAATCATTCGTAATTGGAGATTATTACGATGAATTCTGAATATGAGGACTTTGGTTACAGGTGGGTGTGGTTTTATAGGCAGTCATTTAGTAGACGCTCTTATAGATCAAGGTCATGAAGTCTATGTAATAGATAACTTATCCTCAGAGTGTAATGAGCAATTCTACTTCAATGATAATGCTACTTATCTGGAAGAGGACATAAGAAATTACGATGGTATAAAACATTTTTTTAAAAATATAGACCATGTATTTCATTTAGCTGCTGAGTCTAGAATTCAGCCCACTTTAGGTAGACCTCAAGAAACATGTGGTACTAACTTCATGGGTACTTGCAATATTCTTGAGCTTTCTAAAGAAAATAATATTAAAAAATTAATATATTCCAGTACATCTTCTGGCTACGGCTTAAAAAACAAGCCGCCATTAAAAGAAACTATGCAAAGGGATTGTTTAAATCCTTATTCAGTTACTAAAGTAGCCGCTGAAGACCTTTGTAAAATATACTATAACTTATGGGGTCTTAAAACCGTATCTTTAAGATATTTCAATGTATTTGGCGAAAGACAGCCGATAAAAGGAATTTACGCGCCTGTAGTTGGATTGTTTATAAAACAGAAAAAAAACAATCAACCCCTAACAGTCGTTGGAGACGGTTTACAAAAAAGAGATTTTACGTATGTGATGGATATTGTTTCTGCGAATCTTAAAATTTCAATGAGCGATAACGATTCTATATTTGGGGAAGTGTTCAATGTTGGAAGCGGAAAAAATTTATCAATATTAGATTTAGCTAAAATGATAGACTCTAATATACAATTTATCCCCGAAAGAAAAGCAGAGTCTAGAGAAACTTTGGCAGATACCTCCAAGATAAAATCGGTTATAGATTGGAGCGCTACAAAAAATATACAAGAATGGGTTGAAGATCAGCTATAAAATGACTTACTGCTTTGATATTGACGGAACTATCTGCGAAACTACTGAAAACAGCAGTTATGAAAACGCTAAAGCATATCCGTCCGTAGTCGCGGCTATAAATAAGCTGTACGATCAAGGTCACACAGTGTTTCTTTACACAGCAAGGGGTAGCGTTTCAGGAAAAGACTGGTCAGAACTAACTAACAAACAAGTTAAGTCATGGGGTATAAAGTGCCACGAAGTTAAGATGGGTAAACCTTTTTACGATCTCATGATCGACGATAGGTCCATCAACGCAAATATGTGGAGAAGCACTCTAAACAAAAAAACAGCCCTAGTACATGGGGTATTCGACAATCTAAATGCTGACACATGTTTAAAATTAAAAAAATTAAAAGAAGAAAAATACAACAACATAGTTGCAGCAATCCAATCAGATCCAATTCTGGACGACGAAAGCAAAAAAAGCCCGATTAATTCTCTAAAAGATAGGATAGAGGTATTAAAATCAATAACTTATATAAATGAAATAATACCATATAGAGTTGAAAAAGATATAAAATCTATATCAGAGCAAATAAGAGCGGAGTCGATTCAAAATGTTTAGTAAGTCAAGCAAGATATTTATAGCTGGCCATAACGGAATGGTTGGAAAGTCTATAGTTAAAAATTTAAGATCAAGGGGATATAATAATCTATGCTTTATAGATAGAAAAAACTTAGATCTTACAAATCAAGCAGATACTCTTCGATGGTTTGAAGAAAATAAATTTGATACAGTAATAGACTGTGCCGCAAAAGTAGGCGGTATACATGCTAATAATGAGTATAGATCTGATTTTATATACCAAAATCTACAGATACAAAACAACATAATACATTCATCTCATGTAACGGGTGTTCAAAAATTATTATTTTTAGGTAGTGTTTGTATCTATCCTAAATATACAGACCAACCAATTAAAGAAGAGTATCTTCTAAGATCACCCCTAGAGCCAACCAATGAACCTTACGCTATAGCAAAAATAGCTGGTATAAAAATGTGCGAAAGCTATTACAAGCAACACGATAGGCAGTATATGTCGGTCATGCCAGCAAACCTGTATGGTGAAAATGATAATTTTCATAACAAAAACTCACATGTATTGCCAGCGTTGCTTAGAAGATTCCACGAAGCCAAAATAAATAAAGATAAAACTGTTGAGGTTTGGGGAACTGGTGAGGCAATGAGAGAATTTTTACACGTATCAGATATGGCCGATGCTTGCATACATATCCTAGAAAAGTGTAATTTTGAGGAAATATATAAAGAGAATATATCTCAAATAAATATTGGAACTGGAGAAGAAGTAAGTATAAAAAACTTAGCTCTTTTAATATCAAAAGTAGTTGGCTACGAGGGAGAGATATCTTTCGACACTTCAAAACCAGACGGCACTTTAAGAAGAGTATTAGATAGTAGTAGATTGAATAAGCTTGGATGGAATCATAAAATAAACCTAAAAGAAGGCTTGGAATCAACCTATAAATGGTTTAAACTTAACGAGCAAAACATAAGGAGTTTTTAGTGGGTAAGAAAATTTTAATTACTGGAGTAACAGGCCAAGATGGCGCTAACATGTGCGAATATCTTATAGGTCTAAATAAAAAAGGCGAGGACTATAAAGTGTTTGGCATGGTTAGAAGATCATCCAATCCCAATATGTCTAATTGCAGCAAATTCATAAATGATGAAAACTTTCAAATAGTATATGGCGACCTTACAGACACCGTAAGCATTGACAATTTAGTTAGAGAGATTCAACCTGATTTTATTATAAACTTTGCAGCTAATTCATTCGTTGGCTGTAGTTGGGATTCCCCTTTGCACGTTCTAGACACCAATGCTGGTGGCGTTATTAGGTTTTTAGAAGCCATAAGAAAACATTCTCCTAAATGCAGATTTTACTCGGCTGGCTCCAGTGAAGAGTTTGGAGACGTTGACTACTCCCCTCAAGACATGAAGCACCCGCTAAAGCCTAGAAGCCCTTACGGTGCGTCTAAATGCACGGCTAGACATATGGTAAAAGTGTATAGAGAGTCTTATGGGATTTACGCTGTACATGCTACTCTATTTAATCATGAAGGAACCAAAAGAGGAGAAGAATTTGTAACTCGAAAGATTACCAAAAATGTAGCTAGACTTCATAAAGAGATATCCGCCTACCTAGAATCTGGACACCAGTCCAAGATAAACCCAATGGAGCTTGGAAATATTTACGCGAAAAGAGACTGGAGTGATTCAGAAGATTTTGTAGAAGGGATATGGCTTATGATGAATCAAGACAAGCCAGATGATTATTTATTAGCTAGCGGAAAAACTCATACCATCAAAGAATTTGTAGAAAAAGCTTTCTCAGAAGCTGGCATAAATGGAAATTGGATGGAAGACGAAACAGATCCACTTAAAACTAAATTTTATTTAAACTCAAGCGAAGCTATTCCATTGGTTGTAATTAACCCTAAATTTTATAGACCAAATGAAGTTGAACTACTACTTGGTGACCCTAATGAAACTAAAAAAAAGCTAGGCTGGGAACCAAAAAATTCATTTGACTTTTTAGTTAGAAAAATGGTAAGATCGGACCTTAATGAAGTCGAAGAAAAATAATTTTATTTTAAACAATAAAAGAATACTCGATTCAAGCGGTAAACAGCCTAAGATAAACAACAAGTTTCAATATATAATCTGGTGCTTCATACCAAATGCAAAAAATTTTTCTGGCGCTGACTGGGGCAGAGAAGTAAAAGTAGCAAAAAACCTCTTTAAAAAATATAAAGATCTTAATTTCTGGAAATCGTTTGAAATTGATTTCCCTTTAAACTCATTAAATTGGTTTGAGACCAATAAAGGTAAAAAGTTTCTACAGGAAAAAGATTACTTTTTTAAACTTAATAGTGGTATAATCACTAAGAAGAACACTACTTACGAATCAGGTAAAGTAGGAAAAGATTCCCAAGTCTTCGGAAAAAAAATAACTAAATTTATTGATCTATTTAAAAAATGAGAAAAAAAAATACAACTAACACCGCTGGCTCATCCCCCTTAGAGCAAATAGAAAGCTACCTTAAACAAAACACAGGAGATCATTACAACTTCGAGGAAGAAAGAGACTATTCAGTTTCCAGTGGAAGCTTAGGTTTAGATATCGAAATGGGAGGCGGCATTAAACCAGGTATAATAAGAGCTTCTGGGGTAGCTGAAGGCGGAAAAACTTCCTGCGCCCTTTCTTTTGCAAGAAATTTTCAAAAGATGGAAAATTCCATGGTGGTTTACATCAAAGCAGAAGGTAGATTATCAAATGATATGGTGGAAAGATCTGGCATAGACGATGATCCTAAAAAGTGGTATGTCGTAAAATCTAATGTTTATGAGACGGTTATCGATTTAATAAGGCAGCTAGTTAAAGATAATCCAACGGATACTAGATACATGTTTATAATCGACTCTATGGATGCCTTGGTTCCAAGAGGAGATCTACAGAAAGGTGCTGATGAAGCTATTAAGGTTGCTGGTGGTGCTTTACTTAGTTCGGACTTCTTAAAAAGAATGGCTTTGGGATTAGCTAGTCGAGGTCACATATGCTTTATGGTGTCTCAGGTTAGAAGTAAGGTAAGTATAAACCCATATGAAAAAACAGATCCTAAGTTAACTAACGCATCTGGAGGCAACGCCCTTCTGCATTATAGTGATTGGATTATGGAGTTTCAGCAAAGATTCAAAGGAGATGTAATTTTTGATAAAGATGGTAAAACTCAATTAGGTCACTGGTGTAAAGTAGTATTCAAAAAGACTCCTAATGAAAAAACTGGTATTTCGGTAAACTATCCTATTTGCTACGGTAGGACCAACGGTAAATCAATCTGGGCTGAGTACGAAGTTGTCGATCAATTACTAAAATTCGATATGATCAAGAAGGCTGGTGCTTGGGTTACTGTATCTGAAGATATAATTTCAGAAGTCAAAAAAGATACTGGTGAAGACTTCAAGCAGCAACACCAAGGAATGGATAACCTTAGAAGATACTTTGAAGAAAACCCAAAAATTGGAAAGTATTTATTTAGCAAATTCATCGAAGTCCTTAAAAAGTCATAATTAAAGTGAAAAATCTTTTAGAAAAAACAAGAACCTACTTAGTAGGTCATATGCAGTACACTAGTGGCCGTAATTGGCGAGAATATGTTGAAGACGAACTGCAAAAGCTAAATATAATTACTTTTAATCCTTACAGAAAACCTTTCGTAAAAGATGTAGAAGAAGACGAGGGGGCTCGCCAAAAAATGTCCGATGACATGGATAATAGGTATTATAACGATGTCGCTGAAAGAATGCGCGTTGTGCGTAATTATGATTTGAATCTTGTTGATCGTTCTGACTTTATAATTGCTCATATTGTTCCTGAAGTAGCAAGTTGGGGCAGTGCAGAAGAGCTCGTAACAGCAGTTCGAGCCAAAAAGCCCATTTTTATTTCTATGGATGGGGGCAAGCAAAAAACGCCTCTCTGGATTATGGGTATGTTACCACACCATTATATTTATAATAGCATAGAAGAAGTTCTTGATATGATTTATCAAATTAACGATGGCAAAAAAGCCATAGACAGCGACCGCTGGAGATTGCTCAGAAAAGAACTAAGATGAGATTATATAACATCTATGGTAGGTCAGTAACAAAAAATGTCACCAAATACTTAATAGATTGGGATGCGAAGTCTAGATCTAAACTTCAATTTGATGCCAAGCAATTCTTTAGACAATACTGGAGCGGTCAAGTAGTCTATGAAGAATTCCCAGTCTTTGGTACAAGGATGAAGGTTGACATCCTAAATGCGACTAAACGGATAGCAATAGAAGTAAACGGAGAGCAGCATGATAAATTTAATAAATTTTTTCACAATAATTCCAGAGCCAAATATTTAGACTCTATAAAAAGAGATATGAAAAAGGCAGAGTGGCTAGAAAAAAATAGTTTTACCTTGATTGAGATCTATAAAAAAGATATAAAAGATTTGTCGAGAGACTTTTTTAAACAAAACTTTTTAATAGAAATATGAGAAAAAAAAGAACACTTACTATCCCTCCAAATATTAGGCACGAAATTTATGAATGGGCTAATGGTGGTTTTTTAGTATTTTATTTCAACAGTGAAACCACGCAACCAGAGGTTGTTTCAAATTTTGATGATTCTAAATCGGCATTTGCTTTACAATCATTTATAGATACTTGGCTTTATGCTGTTAAAGTTGAAAGAATAAGATCCATTAAAGAAACTTACAACGAATCTGATGAGATTGAAAAAGAAGAGGATTATAGCTCTTTTATAGACGAGGACGCTCTAGCAAACCTAATAGATAAAGGAATAGAAAAAAGCCCATCTAAAGAACATCGTGTTGAAAATTCTGACCAGTTCCCACAAGAACTTGTTTCAAGACTAGGGGATGTGACAGGAAATACATTTTTAATGTTTTACTTTGGTGCTGACGATTTACCAAAAATAGAATATAGATTTAGATCTCATCGAGACGCTCTAGGCTTACAGGAGTTTGTGAAATGCTGGTATAACGCTTTTTTTGAGAACTCCATAGGATTAATGCTAAATAATTACTTTGACGACGACACAGATCAGGACGAGGACTGCGATGAATAAAACAATTTCAAATAGAGAAAACGAACTAAAAGACCTTGAGTTGGAAAAAGATGTAGTTTATGGATTAATAAAATATCCTAGTATATTTTTAGAAAACCAGTCGATTGTAAAAGAAGACTGCTTTACTCATCCGACTCATAAAATAATATTTAATATTTTTAAGAACAACTGTCTATCCGCATCATCTGTAGATATTGTTACTCTATCTAGAGACTGTAAAAGAGACGGATTTCAAGATAAGGACGGAATTCCAATATTTGAATATTTAGAAAACTCACAATATAGTTCAATTACTCAAGATGGTACTTTAGAATGCATAAAAGAACTCCACATATTAGCTTATTTAAGACACGAATTTAAAAAAGCTAAAGAAGTGGCAAAAATAGCCCTTGATGCAAAAAATACTAAAGACATAGTACCAGTTATATCTAAGTTAGACGGTCTAAAATCAGAGAGATACGAATTACAAGAATCAGAATTCACGCCTAGAAAAATTTACTCAGGCGTTGGAGAAAGACTTGAAGAGCGAGGCAACAACCCAGAAGATACCATGGGTTACCCCACGCCTTTTCCAGATTTTAACTTAGATTATGGAGGTTTAAGAACTGGTACTGCAACCCTTTTCGTAGGTCGAGGAGGCATCGGCAAAAGTAGCACGATACACCAAGTCTGTCATTACGTAGCGAAAAATAATAAAGTACCAGTCCTAATATTAGACACTGAGATGGAGTATGAGCTAGTCTCCGATAGAATATTTTCATCTCAGCATAAAATCCCCATACATGCAGTAGAAACAGGCAAGTGGAGAAAAAATAAAGACCTAGTTAAAAAAGTTAGATCGGCCATAGATGAAATTGATGAAGAATTTGAATACTACCATGTTTACATAGGCGATCAACCACTAGAAGAAACAATTCAGATTATTGAATCTTGGTATTATAAATCCGTTGGCAGAGGAAACCCATGCGTTGTAGGCTATGATTATCTTAACTGTAATTCTGAAGATATAAAACACGGCTGGGGAGAGAGACAGGTCTTGGGTGATAAATTTAAAAAACTAAGACACTGTTGCGTAAAAATTAATGCCACTTTAGTAACAGCAGCCCAAGCCAATAGAAGCGCAGAGTCAAGAAATAGAAGATCAGACCAAGTATCAGACGATACTACAGTCATTGGTGACTCCGACAAGCTGCAAAGATTTGCAGAAACAGTACTTTACATAAGACCTAAAACACCAGACGAGCTTGCGCTTGACGAGGGAATGGATCTAGAAGACGCTGAAGAAGCAATTGACGAAAGAGATTTTGAAGATCTTAGATTCGGCACTCATAAAATGTATGTTCTGAAAGGAAGAAACCAAGGTGAAAGAGCCATGGGACACAACAACCACCTAAGAAGACGAATGCCTAACGGAATATTTCAAAATGAAATGCATTATTATAACATATCTTTCGACAACTATTTCCTAGAAGAACGCGGCTCGCTTAGAGATGTTATAAATTTCAGAGAGGATAGATTTATATTAGATGATCAGCATCCAAACGAAGAGCAAGGTGAGCAGCTTTTATAAAAATGGATGTAAAAGAGATATTGCAGAGCATTGGATATGCTAATATACGACAGTATGGGGATTATCTTAGGATGTCTCCAATATATCGAAGTTCTGACAGCGCGTGTTTAAGCGTTCATAAAAACACTGGAAGCTTCGTAGACTTCGCTAGAAGCGATACTATAAAAGGTGATTTTTCAGAACTCATAAAAGTATCCCTTAATCTAAAATCTAAAACTGAAGCTACTAATTGGCTTAATGGAAAAAATGTTAACTTTTCTTCGTATGACATCAAGATAGAAAAAGATGAGCCGTTGGTTTTTAATAAAAAATTTAGCAAAGAAAACCTAGACAGAATAAAATCAGAACATTCGTACTGGCTAAACAGAGGTGTTTCATTAAATACTATAAAATTATTTAAAGGAGGACTGGACAATGGCGTAGAAGGCGGTAAGTTCTATAATAGATATGTCTTCCCCATATTTCATGAAAAGGGGTATATATCTGGATTTACAGGTAGAGACATATCAAATAATCCTAACACAGTCAAATGGAAGCACTTAGGGCAAACTAGTAGCTGGATTTATCCTAGTTTTTTAAACCAAAACTGCATATCTCAGTCTAAGGAGATTATAATTGTTGAAAGCATAGGAGATATGCTTTCTCTTTATGACTGCGGTATAAAAAATACAATAGTAGTATTTGGCGTTTCTTTATCGAGTAGTATTATAAATTATATTCTTAGGTATAGATTGGATAAAGTTACTATAGCGTTAAATAATGATTCGCATAATAATAGCGTGGGCAACAAGGCATCTATGAAATTTAAAAACCAACTCTCAAAACATATAAATTATAATAAAATAAAAATATCACTCCCGCCATCTGGTAAAGATTTCGGTGAAATGAGTAAACACGAAATAACAGATTGGAAAAAAAATGCCTGAAAAAATATTATCAGCCTCTAGAATAAAAACATTTGAATCTTGTTCTTGGAAATACTGGTGCAACTATGTACTTAGAATCCCCTCCGAATCTAACGATGGGGCTAGAAGAGGCAATGTTTGCCATGCTGTGTTCGAATATTTGTTAGGAAAAAATAGAACAGAGTATGTTGAAAAAATAATAGAAGCTAAAAATATAGAAGCGGTTGAGTCTGTTTCTATTTTAGTAAAAAAATTATTAGTAAAAGAAGGCGCAGATGTTGAAGCCAATTATAAAATTTGCAATAAATTTATAGTCACAGGGTTAAGAACTGACTTTTTTGGAGAGGGCGGAATGGCCGAAGACCCTGAAATCGATTTCTTGCTAAGTAAAAAAAGCCCTAAATACAAGATACGGGGATTTATTGACAAAGCTATAAGATTTGATAATGAAAAACTAATTAAAATAGTAGACTATAAATCCAGCAAAGAGAAATTCAAAGGTGAGGAGCTAACAGCCAATATACAGGCAATGACTTATTCATTAGCTGCTAAGAAACTTTGGCCAGAGCTTAAAAAAATAATGGTAGAGTTTGTATTCCTTAAATTCCCAAGAAAACCACTACAGCAAGTAGAGTTCTCTAAAGAAGAGTTGGAGGGATTTGAGTATATGCTTGCCGATGTGTATGAAAAAATGAATTCGTTTTCAGAATCAGACGCTCACGCAAATTACGCATCAAATAAACCAGAACCAAAAGATGGCAGTTTCGGTGGTTGCTTGAACTGCGGCAGAGGAAGCAGATACAAAGGACAGCTTAAAAAGGATGGAACTCCCGTGTGGCATTGCTCGTATAAGTATGATTTTGACTACTATGCGTTAGTTGACAGCAAGGGCAACGTACTAAAAAGTGCTTTAACGCATGGCGACCTGAAAGAAAAAAAAGGCTGTAAAATTATTAAAAAATACTACGCAGGATGCCCAGCACACCAGACTTTTAACGAACCGTATGATCCAGAAAAACCATCTTCGAAAGAATCTAGAGACGATTTTGATTTTTAGTTCTTGAAATTAGTTTATAAAATCTGGATAATAGAAAAATGAGATCAATCCCTCTCTTCAAATCTCACTATAGTATAGGTAAATCGATCTTGACGCTTGATAAACCAGATGGTTTAGACAAATCAGGTCCAGACTCTATAATTAAGATTTGCAAAGACAATTCCTTAAAGGAAGCGTGTCTAGTCGATGATACGATGTCTGGATTTCTACAGGCTTATGTGAATTGCCGTGAAAGTAAAATAAATTTAAAATTTGGACTAAGAATGACCTTTTGCTCCGATATCAACTGCAAAGAGAAGGAGTCTGAGGATACTAACCATAAACTTATAATTTTTGCTAAAAATCAAGACGGCTATAAAAAACTAATTAAAATATCAAGTACAGCATCAACCGTTGGTTATTATAATGGCCCAAGATATGACTTGAATTTACTTTCGGAAGAGTGGGATGATGATAAATTAATTTTAGCGGTTCCTTTTTACGATTCATTCCTACATCAAAATACCTTAAACCATAAGCAATGCTTGGTTAATTTCAGTTTTACTAAGCCAATTTTTTTTATCGAAGACAACGACCTTCCCTTTGATTACATATTGAATAACAAGGTTAATGATTACTGTGGGGAAGAGATACAAAAGCAAAATGTAAAAAGTATTTATTATAAAAATAAAAGTGACTTTAAATCATATTTATCGTTTAAGTGTCTGACTTTTTACCAAGGCGGTAGAAAGAAAACTTTAAGTAGACCCAATTTCGACCATATGTGCAGTGAAGAATTTTGCTTTGAAAGCTGGTTAGAAAATGAAAAATAGACTTTTAAGATATAACTTTAACTCTGAGTTCGTATTTATTGACTGCGAGACTTTCAATCTATGCTTGAATAGTTGTCATAATTTGCCTTGGCAAATAGCGATGATAAAAGTCAAGGGTAAGAAAATAATAGACAAGAAAAATTATTTTATAAAATGGGACACGCATCTCAAAATAAGTGATGATGCTGCGAAAATGACTGGTTATAGTGAAAAAAATATGAAAAAAAACGCTATAAGCCCTGAAGAAGCTTTTCCAACTATACATGATTGGCTGGAAAATTGTGACTATATTTCTGGTCATAATGTATTAGGATTTGATATATATCTAATCAGAGCACTGTACAAATACTTTAATAAAGATTACAAGCCATTAGTCCCTAAAGTTATCGATACTTTTGCCGTAGCAAAGGGTATAAAACTTAATTATAAGTATGCAAAAGATCAAGACTTTACAGAATATCAATATAGAGTGATTAATACTATCAAAAGAGGCTTAAAATGCTCGCTAGGCGCTTTAGGAAAAGAATTTGATATAGATCACGACGAGTCAAAACTCCACGACGCCCTTGTTGATTTGGAGTTGAACATTAAAGTATGGAACCACTTGAAATCTCAAATTGAATTATGAGCTTTATTGAACAAATTAAAAATTATGACTTAGATCTTCATGGGGTAAGACTTCCGTCTTTCGAGATAGATGTTAAATGTAAAAGATCTCTGTCTTTAAGTGAGGATATAACCAATGATAAGTTTTTAGTAGAGCTTTGTAAAAACGGATTAAAAGCTAAAAATATAGATAGAAAAGAGTATCGAGACAGATTGAATTATGAATATAAAACTCTTAAAGAATTAGGGTTCATTGATTACATCTTATTGGTTTGGGACGTTATTAATTTTTGCAAAGAGAATAAGATTCCTACAGGTGCTGGTAGAGGTAGTGCTGCTGGAAGCTTAATACTTTATACAATAGGTGTTACTAATATAGATCCAGTTGAAAATGAATTATACTTTGAGAGATTTGTTTCTAAAATTAGAGCTAAGAAAAAAGTAGTAGATGGAGTTACCTACTTGGATGGCTCTTTAATGTGCGATATCGACTTGGATATCTGCTATAAAAATAGACAAAAAGTAATTTCATACGTTGAGGAAAAATTTAAAGGAAAAACATCAAAAGTATTAACAGTTAGCACTTTAACTGGCAAGCAGTTAATGAAAGACATTGGAAAAACTGTTGACGAAAAAACAGAACTTGAAATGAACACTGTATCCTCAATGATTCCAAAGATTTTTGGGAATGTTATGGATATCGAAGAGGCGTATGATGAAGTTGAAGAGTTTAAGCAATGGTGTGATGAGAATCAAGATTCTTATAAAGTCGCCCTCAAACTAAGAGGACTAATAAGAAACAAAGGTGTTCACGCTTCTGCCGTGCAAATATCTTATGACCCAATGATGGATTGCTGCCCGATTGAATTAACTTCTGATAAAACAAGTGAAGTATCTTCTTACGACATGAATTGGGTTTCCATTTTTAATGTAAAGCTTGATGTGCTTGGCCTCAGAAGTGCTTCTGTTATTAATGAGACTTGCTCTGAAATCGGAGTCTCTATGGACTCGATTGATTACAATGATCCCTTTATTTACCAACAGTTACAAGACCTGAAAACGCCGCATGGTCTTTTTCAGATTGAAGCTGATACTAACTTTCAAGTCTGTAAAAAAGTAAAACCAAAAAATCTAGAAGAACTGAGTGCAGTACTAGCCTTGGCAAGACCAGGTGCTCTCTCTTTTGTAGATAAGTACGCAAATTATACAAATAATGGCGTAAACGAATCCATACACCCGTTTTTCGACGACATACTATCAACAACTGGCGGTGTGTGCTTATACCAAGAGCAGATGATGAAAATGGCGCATAAAATTGGATTCACACTTGATGAAGCTGAAATACTACGCCGAATTGTTGGTAAAAAGAAAGTTAAAGAAGTTAGAGAGTGGAAAAAGAAGATTAGCCAAAAAATTAAAGAGAACAATCTTGACCCAGAAATTTCAGATGTTCTTTGGAAGGTCTTGGAAGACTCTGCTAACTACTCTTTCAATAAATCTCATTCTATTGCATACGCGGCCATGGCGGCTCTCACTATTTATTTGAAATTTAAATACCCCCAGCAGTTTTTCAAAAACTTGTTACGAATGACCCGCCATGAGCAACAACCAATGCAAGAAATATCCAAAATAAATCAAGAGATGGATATTTTCGGTATCAGACTATTACCCCCAAACCTCATTAAATCTCAAACAGATTTTTCCGAAGAGGGAAAGGATATAAGATTTGGGCTGCTCTCCATTAAGGGAGTCTCTGATAAAAATATTGAAAAACTAATGAAGTTCAAAACTCATCATTCAACGAAGTTCGATTTGTTTGATGCTGCTGGAAAGTGCGGAATAAACATATCCTGTCTTTGCTCGTTGATTCAAGCTGGCGCGTTAGAAGATGACTATGGTCAATCTAGAAGCAAGGTTGCTTACGAAGCCCAGTTATGGAACTGCCTGACTGATAGAGAAAAGAAAATAGCAAGAACCTTAGAAGAAAAATTAAAGTTTAATCTTGTAAAAATTGTTAAATTTATGGCTGAGAATAAAGACAAAAATTCTAAGCCTATGATTAAAGAATCTAGATTAGAAACTTTAAAAAAGAAAAGCCAACCCTATTTAGAAGTTTACAATGTAAATAAAAAATCAGAAAGTTTCGCAAACTGGTATTACGAAAAAGAATGGCTTGGGTACACTTACAACGTTACGCTCAAAGATATCTTCTCCTCCAAGAAAGGCGGTCTACATAGCGTAAGAGAGGCTGTTAACGCCGAGCTCCAGTCCCAATTATCTTTTGTTGGCTATGTGTCTGACAACCCATTTAAAGGCGTCTCTAGAAGCTCGAAAAAAAGCCGATATCTGAAGCTAGATATTTCTGATGAAACTGGAAATATTAAAGTAATGATATTCAATGATAAGATGGATGAATGTGAGTTACTGAATAAAGGTATACCTAAGAAAAACCAGATAGTATACGTAAAGGGTAGAAAATTTGAAGATGTGGTTTTTGCAGATACTGTAAAAGTACAAGATAATAAAGTCTACACTAAGTACTCTCAACTTAAAAACGACTCTTGACATTGTAGCGAAATACAGTAAGATCATTTGATATGATCAGATTCTATAAACCAAATAAATCCAATACGGGATGCTCTTGTAATTTTTGGTTAAACCTAAAAGATAATACATTCTGGGCGAGTCTTTTAAAACAACACTCTTGGGATTCGTCTAAAGGCATCGGACATTTCAAGCAAAGCGAAAAAGATTTTTCCAAAAAAGTAATAGTAAAATTCAGTGAGTTAGAAATTTGTGAAATTTTAAACGCTATTAAAACCAAGGGTAAATGCTCTGGGTATCATAGTACAAAATTTATTACAAAATTTAGATTTCAGTATTACAACATGGAGGACAAAAATATTACTGGCTACTCTTTCAAAGTGCAAAGAGAAAGTAAAGAAGACTCCACTAAGAAAGATTTGTTTAGTATTTCATTTTCAGAGGCCGAAGCGATTAGACTTTACTACTACATAAAAAATGTTTTATCGCACATAGACTTCTCTTCGTTTAATTACTCTCCAGACGAAAAGAACATGGAACAGGCAAAAGAAAATTCAGAAAATCAAAACAAAGAAGTTAATGATGATTTCGCAGTTGACGATGATGACGTTTTCTAATGCGTAAAAAAAGAGTACTAATCCAAACAGATTTTTCCTTACTCAAAACAGGTTTTGCAAGAAACGCAAAGTCTGTTTTGACTCATCTGTATACTACTGATAAGTATGAAATATTTCACTACTGTTGTGGTTTAAACGAGGCTGCGCCAGAGCTTAAAAAAACGCCTTGGAAGTCCATAGGCTGTATACCATCTTCTAATGAAAAAATAGAAGAAATTAAAAGAGATCCATACCTCGAAAAAACTTTCCATTATGGCTCCTACTACCTTGATGAAGTTATAAAAGATGTTAAGCCTGACGTTTATATAGCAGCGCAAGACATATGGGGTATTGATTTCGCAATAAAAAAGCCTTGGTTTAAAAAAATTACTTCAGCCTTGTGGACGACCTTGGACTCTCTACCAATACTACCCAGTGCTGTAGAATCCGCTTCTAAAGTAAAAAACTATTGGATATGGAGTGACTTTGCAACTAAGGAGCTACATAAAATGGGCCATGGCCATGTTAAAACAGTTCACGGCTGTTTTGGCGATTCTAATTTTTTTAGACTGAGTAGCGATAAAAGAAAATCCCTGAGAATAAAAAACAAAATACCAGAAGACGCATTTATAATCGGATTTGTATTTAGAAACCAATTAAGAAAATCAGTTTCAAATCTATTAGAGGGCTACTCCAAATTTAAAGAAGATAATCCAGATATTAAAAACCCAAGATTACTTCTACATACCAATTTCAGAGAGGGTTGGGATATTAAAAGATTTGCAAAAGAATATAATATAAGCAATGAAGAAATACTTGCCACTCATATATGTAAAAACTGCCTAGAGTACTCCGTTAAACCCAATGAAAAACAAAATGACAAATGCGATAAGTGCGGAGCAGAAGGGTCTGTCAATACAACGGAGGTATCCCTTGGAGTTGATGAAAAAGAGCTAAATGAAGTTTATAACTTGATGGATGTTTACTGCCATCCATTTACTTCTGGCGGTCAGGAGATACCAATTCAAGAAGCTAAGTTAACAGAACTCATCACCTTGGTTACGGAGTATAGCTGTGGGGAAGAGATGTGCTACCCAGAGGCTAACTCCCTACCGCTTGAGTGGAGTCAGTATAGAGAGTTTGGAACTGGATTTATAAAAGCTTCCACTAGCTCAGACTCTATAAGTAAACAATTAACAAAAGTTTACAAAATGAGCGTAGAAGAACGCCTAGACATGGGGTCTAAAGCTAGAGAGTGGGCCTTGGAAAACTTTTCTGTTGAATCGGTTGGTAAATTTGTAGAGAACTTTATAGACGATGCTCCACTCGTTAATGAAGAAGTGTTTACCGAAACCGAACTAGCTGACCCATTAGCAAAAATTGAAGAAATAAGAGATAATAAAGAATGGGTTAAAAAACTATATAAAGAAATACTAAAAACAGAAGTAGATGACAATGATGAGGGTTTAACCCATTGGGTAACTAGACTTGAAACAGATTTAAATAGGGAGCAAGTTGAAAAATACTTTAGAGGAGTAGCTACAAAAGAAAGAGAATCAAAAGCTGATAGTTTTTTTGATAAGTACTTGAATAAAGAAAGACCCAAAAGAATACTTTTCATATTGCCAGAATCCGAGCGAGAAATATATCTTTCAACGTCTTTGCTTGATTCTGTAAAAAAGCTTTACCCAGATCACGATATATATTACGCAACAGGCGAGCCATATTTTCAAATGCTAGCCTCGAACCCAAATATTTACAGAGTAATTCCTTTCTCTAAAGAGCTTTCTAAGGTAAAAAGCTTACAGGAGGAAAAATACTTTGATTTAGTTTATACTCCGTCTGCTTTCGATGCGAGCTATTCTTATTACGGAAAAAAGAAAGTTGAGTACGACCTATGCACTTAATAGAAAATTACGCCCTGAATTGTGGTTTAAAAATATCAAAACCAAGCTTAGATAGCCATTTTTTTCCAGTTTCCAATGATGACTATATAACTATAGATACCTCTTCACCTAAGTCTTTTGGGAACTACCCTCATTGGCAAAAGGTGATTGATTTACTTTTACCTTTTCTAAAGAAAAATAAAATTGATATCATACAATTAGGAACGCCTAACGATGTTAACTTGTCTGACGTTAAAAGGACTAACGGTGGAGCTAGCGTTAATCAAGTAAACTATTTAATTAAGCATAGTAAAATTCATTTATGCAATAATAGTTTCACTCAAGAAATCGCTTCTGTTAATAATGTTAACTGTATATCGGTTATAGATAAAGAAAGACTGGTTGATTTTCGGTGGTCCAAAAAAACCGACTTTTTAACAAACATTGATAACGGCGACATAAATTGCATATACCCAGAGCGAATAGCCAATAGGTGTTTGAAAATTTTAAATATTAATAAATCACTTAATTTTAAAACGCTGCACATTGGAGGCAAGTATAAAGACGGCCATGAGTTCGTAGAGTCTATACCAGATCATTGTGTTAATCTGAAGTCAATGAATCTTAATAATATAATCGTCAGAATGGATCTGTATTATGATGAAGGAAATTTACAAAAACAATTAAAAGTTGGTAAAGTAAGTTTGGTTACCAATAGAGAGATAGATTTTTCGATAATAGTTGCAAATAAAAACAATATTTCAGAGGTAGTTTATATAGTAGAAGAAAATAACGACAATTTTGATTTTTGTTATAAAGTAAAAAAGCTAGGGTTGAATTTGGTTTTAATATCATCTATCCCAGAGAAAGATTTGGACTGTAAAAAGCTAATCTATATGGAGCTTGGTAATATAATGCCACAAATACAAGAAAAAGATGTCGAAGTTTTTGAAAAAATTAAAAATAATAAAACAGAAAACACGTACTATAGAACTTGTAAATACACGCTTAGTGCTGGTAAAGTCTTTTTTTCAGAATTAGACTGGAAAAAAATGCGTAACAGTCCAGAGAAAACAAACTTTCAGAAACTTAGCTTAGAAAACGATATTAAATACAATTTAGATTCAACTTGGATAATTCAAGTAAATTAGTTGTTGACTTTTTTTTATAAAAATAAGAAGATAGCAAAATGGATTTAAAATACACGAAAAGAGACAAGAATGGTCTTATTAGTGGTGTGGATTACGTTTTCGACGATAACGGTATGATTGACTGGCGAAAGATGGTCAAGCCAGAGTATTTATATCCAAATCCAAGTAAAAATCTTGCTGAAACCGATGTAACAAAACTAAAGGATTATGAGCTATGCATCTTGCTTTCTGGACTGAAGGAACTTGCTCAAATCAGAGGATATACCAAAGTAGAATATGATATCAATAGCCCATCCTCGGATTATGTCGTGGCTAACTGTAAAATTACTTGGATTCCTAATTACGAGTCAGAAGGAAGAGAGGTTGTATTTTCATCTGTAGCCGACTCTTCCATTCAAAATACTTCTCCAATTTTTGGTTATCATTTTTTAGCCACGGCTGCTGAAAATAGAGCTTTCGTTAGATGCGTTCGTAATTTTTTACGAATTAATATCGTTTCTAAAGAAGAAATGGCTGAGTCAGCGAAAGTAAATAAAACTAGCTCTTCCAATCATAATAATACACACAGCACCGAGTCGAGCGATTCTGCAACAGAATCATTACTAAAAGCAATGTCAAAGAAAAAATTATCTTTTGATCAAGTAAAATCCCAATTGATAAAAGAAGGTTTTGATGGTGCTGAAGACTTTCAATCGGTTGACGATATACCAAAAAACAAAATCTTTGCATTAATATCTAGAATCAATAAGGCAAAAGCAGTCAGAAAGTCCTAGCTTTTACTCCATCCACCCCAGAATCTATAGTTAGACTCAGCTTGCTGTTTAGTAAAGCTTTCAAATCTAATACCACTAAATCCACTTCTTACTCCATTTAGTTTTATTGTTACATATTCTGGAGGGGTTGAGTATTTGTCTATCTCGACAATAATTTGATTTTTTTCTACCCTAGCCCCAACCATAGAGGGGTGAGATGGAACACAGCTTACCACTGAAATAGAACCCTCTTCACAAACATCGATAAAAGTCGGATCTATCCATTGTTTAATTTTTGAATTATTATTTATTTTTATACATATTACGTCTTCGAACCTAGCTTCTGGCATTTCAGTACACATTAGTCCAACGTATTTATTTCTATCCTTGGTTGGTACTATCGCATATTTTTGTCCACTTGGACCCTGAGCACCAGTTGCACCAGTTTTACCAGCTTTGCCAGTAGCTCCAGTAGCTCCAGTAGCTCCAGAAGCGCCAGTTTGACCAGCAGCACCATTACTACCATTACTACCATTAGCACCAGTTTCGCCAGCAGCACCAGTTGCACCAGTCTGACCAGCAGCACCAGTTGCACCAGTTTCGCCAGCAGCACCAGTTGCGCCAGTCGGTCCTACACCTGATTTTTGTTTAACGTCTCCATCAGAGTTTATAACTAAAAAGTCATCAAGACTATTATCTACAGGGACGCTTCTAATTCTTAAATCACCGTTTATGTCTAATTTAGCTTGTGGGTCAGTGTAAGTACCTATTACAACATCCCCACCTCCATTGACAATGGCTAAATCTCTAGTTGAGTAAAAATTTATATGGAGAGGTAAACTTGTAGTGTTATCAAATCCTTCGATTGTATTCCATGCTCCCCCCTCGCTTCCGTTTCTACCAAAAGGATCTCCTATTTCTATACCTTGAATATCGGAAGGGCCAGTTTTTAAACCTTTTACAATCTTACCCGTGGTAGTAACACCAATATCCCCAATAAAGTTGGTATCTCCAGAAAACTTATGTCTTCTATCGCCATCGTTTCCAAATATAGTGTTACCAGAATGAATTAAGCTGGTTGTATAATTGCCTATCTCTAACTTAGATAAAGCGGCTCCAAGACGTAGGTTTTGCGGAGCTCCAACACCTAATCCTTGGTCATTGAATATTTGTACCGTGTTGGCGCTTGTTGTTATGTCAAATTGATTTGAATGATCTGCGTCTAGATCTATCTTTTTCCCACTTAAAGTGTAAATTGTTTGAGTGCTAGCGTCATCCGTTCCAAAGTAAATATTTTCAGCAGCACCCGCAATTTTTAAAGTCGCTGGAGAAATGCCATCATTGAATAAATCAAATTCAGCGCAGCTAGTTGTTATATCGCAACCATCTACTTGTAAATCTCCACTGAGAAGTGTATTGCCTCCAACCTGAACATTACCGTGTAGAAGGGAGGTAGTGCCAACGCTGAGAGTAGCATCTGAAATGAGCCCTCCTTCGGCTCTTACAAAGCCATCTGCTATAGTATCTATAGATCCATCTGACCTATAATAAGGTCCATTTCTTTCTGGACCAGTAGCACCAGTTTGACCAGCAGCACCAGTTCCACCAGTTGCACCAGTTTGACCAGCAGCACCATTAGCACCAGTAGCACCAGTTTGACCAGCAGCACCATTAGCACCAGTAGCACCAGTTTGACCAGCAGCACCATTA